CACCTAGCCCAACAGCAACGAGTACTCTAAGCGCTCCACCTAGCCCAACAGCAACGAGTACTCTAAGTGCTCCACCTACTCCAACAGCAACGAGTACTCTAAGCGCTCCACCTACTCCAACAGCAACGAGTACTCTAAGCGCTCCACCTACTCCAACACCTACGCAGACCGCTACTATTGCTACCCCAACAGCAACGAGTACTCTAAGTGCTCCACCTACTCCAACACCTACGCCGACTTTAACTCCGACATCAACAAAAACTCCTTATACTCACTCTATTGGTCCTACTGCATATACTCCGACTGTTACATCATTAGTTCCCACGATAACTCCACCTACACTATCTCCAACAAATTGCGTCTGTTTTCTTTTTGAATCTCAAAAAAGATCAGATAGTGGAACTTATATTTATATAGATTGTGCGGGAGATGTTCAATCTGCATCTTATAGCGGAATAACTAAGCTCACATTTTGTGGAAAAAACAATACTTTTTCAATAATTCCTCATACAAATCAGGATAGTGCTTATTTTTCTATTTTAGATAATCATTGTTCTGGATGTGCTCTCACTCCAACTCCTAGTTTTCATTTAAAAACTCCAACTGATACTCCAGTACGCACTCCTACAGAAAGTCCGACTCCTTTTACTGAGACTAAACCTATACATACTAAGGCTAAAACTCCTTTTACTGAGACGGCTTATACTATAACAAATACTCCTGAGCTTACTCCTACTAGGACTATAACGCCTAAAACCGTTAGCCCAACACCCACACTTACCCCTACTCCTACCCCTACGGTCACTTTTACTGCAACTCAAACTATACCGCCTTCTACTGTAACACCTACAGCAACTTCAACTCCTACAGAATCTCCTACAACTACAGAGTCTCCTCCTACCCCAGTTAGTGATTTTAATTTCACGCCTGTAAATCCATGGCCTCCTGTAGTAAATCCCGATCCAGACGATGATTGCGATAGGGAACAGACCAGAAAAACTAATTGTCAAAGATCCTGCATGCCTCAAAAACCTAAAGAGAATTTTTGTAAAGGTAAACTTAGATTTTTTAAATATCAAGAAATTGGCTCTGAGGAGTATTGTTGTCCACTTGGAGCGGATGTAATAGATACTTCAGTAAATAATACTCCCCGTCCTAAAAGTCAAATTTGTACTAATTTTGGTCAAAATCCTGGAGGAGATTGCATAAAATGCCCAGAATGTCAATGTGAATGCGATCCTGCAGATGATAATTGTTTTAAGGCTGGTAATACAGGACCTGATTTGCTTATTCCTTTAACAAAATCTAACTACAAAAAGCTAATATGCGGTAACCTCGATAATGGAGACCCTAATCCAGACTTCATTCCGAATGGAGATGCAGGTTGTATTGATGCTACTTTCTGCCCTGCCTTCAAACATTCAGATAACCCCACTAATTTTTGCGGCTCTTACCTTGATATGACTTATGATCCTTCTAGAAAAGAATGGGGAGGGGTTGCAACAAATGCTGAAGGAGCTTTGTGTGAGAACACCAGGCAATGCATAGCGGATAAAAGATACGATGCAATCAATGCGCAAAGACAAGCGGCAGGAAGAAACAACCGAACTGGCAATAATACTAATTGTGGAGAGATTGGCGATGCAAATGAAAATCCTTACGGATTTTGCGTTTGTGGAAGACCAAGCACTTGTGTATTAAATGCCAATATGTTTGAGGAAGTTAGATGTAGCTATGATAGACAGTCTTTGTATTCTGATAACTGGTGTAACGGAACTGTTCCAGGAAATTGCATCGGAGAAGGACAACCATTTGGAAAAGAGGGTTATAAATGTAATGAATGTACATGTACTGATCATACTCCCGTAGTAAAAGTCAAGCATGTGCTTGACCCTGATTGCGATGCAGGTAATGATCAAACTCCATTTGATGAAGAAATTTTACCAGCTGGCTCTAATGAAGCTGATGTTCAATTTATGCTTACATTTACATATAGTTGTAAAAGTGATGGTACATTTAAAAATGTCGCTTCGGTGACATCTGCAATTAATGCAATTGATAACGGTGGGTATAATCCAGATGAAAATGGTCCTAGTATTACAGATCAAAAAATTAAATTAGGTAAGAATCTTAGGTTTGAATTCGCTGGAGAAACATATAAAACAGATGATACTTATAGCGATGACGGAGGAGACAAGACTATAGATCAGGCTTGGAATTGGTTGTGTAAAACTTCTGTAACTGCAACTGCTAAAAGTCAAACAGATCTGGAAGCATTAGACTGCCCTACAGGAAAGTGCGCAAAATATAATATTTGTGCCGAAAGCGAAAGCAAAAATCAAAGTGATTCAAGTAAACCTTGCTGTAAAGACGACAGAGGCTCAGCTGAACAATATTTTTATGTAGCAATTGAGGATGATGTCACTCTTCCTAGTGTTGTCACTAAAGGTGGTCAATGCTATCATAATGTAGGTTTAGTTGATGCAAGTAACTGTGGTGGAGCTTCAGATTGTAACGATAAAGCTTTCTTAAATGACTTTACTTTAAAAGAATCTACAGTTTACGATGCTTTAAATGGTTATGAAGATTTTTCTACTTGTGAAGATTGTTGTGACCCAACCCCGACTCCAACCCCTACGGAGACTGATACTCCAACACCTACCCCGACACCGACTGCTACCCCGACTGCTACCCCGACTGCTACCCCGACTGCTGCTACCACACCTCCTGCGACCACACCTCCTGCAACTGTAACACCCACATACCCTGTTACTCCGACTTATCCATAATGACCTTGAAATTATATCTTTTAAAAGGTATAATATTTTGTGTTCACTTTTATTATTGCATATAAGAACTCGTCTGATTTAAGGTTCAGAAATTTAGTTTTTTTATTAAAAAATTTAAAAAAAATTAATGCTGATATAATTATATCAGAACAAAAAGAGCCTGACTCTACAAATAAAGAAGGTTCTGCTTTTATTAAAAAAGGCGCTTTATTTACTAGAATAATGTATTATTCTAATTCTCCTTTTCATAAATCTAGGCTCTACAATATAGCTGGAGAAAATTCCAAAACAAAATATTTATGGTTTATAGATGCTGATGTTATATTGGATTTTGAAAGTGTCATACAACAAGTTGACGATCAAGACTTAATAAGCCCTTTCTCAGAAGTCTACAGAATAAACGAAGAGGAGAGTAATTTATTTATAAAAAAATCGTCGGCTACAAATTTACATAAAGGCAATCCAGATACTTATGTGAGCAAGTATTCCATATTAGTAAAAAAGGAAAAGTTCGATTCTTCTAATGGTTTTGATAATAATATAGTTGGTTGGGGTTGGGAGGATCTAGACTTTGTTCATAATAAATTAAAGGAAATAACTCCATTTGTGGTAAAAAATGCAACAGGATATCACTTATATCATGAGGAATCTTGTAGGAACTTTGAAAGAAAAAACTTTTATATATATAAGGAAAATTTTTCTTCAGTAAAAAAAATTAGTTTTTGTATTTCTATAAAAAATAGAAAAAGTCAAATTAAAAAAACATTATTAAAAAATTTAGAAGACAATATAATGTTTCAGGATCATTGCGAGTTTGTTGTAACTGATTTTGGTTCTCAAGATTCAGTTTTCGAATGGCTTATATCTAGCTTTCCTGAGCATATAAAATCTGGATATTTAAAACTTTTTAAAATTTTTGATTTTCCTTACTGGCATGCATCTATTGCAAAAAATACAACTCATTATTTATCCGAAGGTAAAATTTTAGTTAATTTGGATTGTGATAATTTTGTAGGTAAAAACGGGGCACTTTACTTATATAATATATTTTTTAAAAATTCTAATATAAATATGTGTCATCAATGGTGTAGGAAAGAATGGTTTAGTGGAAATTATGGAAGAATATCAATGAGAAGAGAGGTTTTTGAAAAATCTGGTGGTTATGATGAATCTTTTTATGGAATGGGATATCAGGATACTGATTTAATAAATAGAGTTAATGCTCTATATCCTGATTCTACATTATTATTAGACAATTCAAAATATAATAAATCTATAAAAAATGATAAAAATTTATCAATAAAGAATTTAACAAATCTAGAAAAAGAAAAGGGATTCTTTTATATTAATTCGGAGAATGAGAAAAAATCAAAAAGTAATTTAGCTAATTTTAAATTAGTTGCAAATAACGGAGTGTTTGGTATTAGACATGATATAATGTATTATGATATTGATAAAAAAACATATCATCCTATTTGCTCTTGACTTTCTTTATTAAATTTGCTATAGTTGAATTATGCTTAAGCTAAAACAGGGCGAAAAAAAAGCCATAGTTGAAAGAATGATAACAATTCCCTCTAAGAATAAAAGACCATTCTGGGCTAGGGAAATGAAGTTTTTAAATGAATTATTCTCCCTCTACCCTAATGTAGATTTCTGGAAATTAATTAAATTTAATCAGAAGTACGATAGTTTAATCTTCCTAAAGGGCGATTACGGAAAAAAAACTTTAAAGAAAAAATTCCTTGAATTTTCTTATGAACCCAAGCAATATAAACCTATAAAAATATCCGAAAAAACTGGAAAAGATTTTTCTTATAATAAAACAAACAAAACAATAAAAGATTTTTTAAAAAATGAGTGAAACATTAGATCAAATTAATAAATTCTTATCAGATAAAGAGAATAAGAAATATCATTACAATAATTTTGAAGAAGATGATTATAAAATTTCTTCAGGAAGTCTTAACTTAGATTTGGCTCTTGGCGGAGGTCTTCCTTCTGGTGCTCACAGATTTACAGGAGTAAATGAAGGAGGAAAGACTAGTTGTGCGCTAACTATTGCAAAGAACTTCCAAAAACATTTCGGGAAGAAAGGAATGGTTGTTTATATTCGCAGCGAAGGCAGATTATCTCCTGAGATTCTATCTAGAAGCGGAATAGATACTAGTGAAGAAAGTTTTTTTAGGTTTGATTGTAATGTATTTGAAAAAGTATTTCAATTAATCAGAATGTTGGTTGAAGATAATCCTGAAGATAAGAAGTATATGTTTATTGTTGACAGTGTAGATGCTTTATGTAGAATTGGAGATCTTGACAAACCTTTCGACGAGAGCGAACAGGTTGCTGGGGGAGCTTTAGTCACTTCAGTTTTCTTAAAAAAAATGGTTCTACCTATAACAAAAATGGGACATATGATGATATTAACATCTCAAGTAAGAGTAGAAGTCGCTACTAATCCATATGCTGCAAGAGGAGGCCCAAAAGTAAAGCAAGCTGGAGGGAATGCGGTAAAACATTATTCTAATTTTATTCTTGAATTTCAAGAAAGGTATAATCCAGATATAATATTTACAAACCCAACTGCATCAAAGCTTGAAGATAAAGGTAACCCTATTGGACATTTTTGTAAAATTATATTTAGAAAAAGTGTTAATGAAAAAACAGGTGCCATTGTAAAATATCCAATTAGATATGGAAGATCTAACGGAAAAAGTATTTGGGTCGAAAGGGAAATTATAGACATGATGAAGCTCTGGGGATATATCGAGCAAAAAGGAGCTTGGATATCCATAGATAAAGAAATACTCTCAGCTTGTGAAGAGAATGGTATAGAATGTCCAGAAAAAATACAAGGAGAGTCTAAATTTGTAGATTTTTTAGAAGAAAATGAGAAATTTTCTAGTTTTATTTTACAATATATAAACTCAAACTTTTAAATGGCAAAACAAATTAAAAAACAAACCAAGACTAGAGCTAGAAAATCTGGAGATATAGTTCTAGCAAAATGGCAAGGGAGATTCGGAAACAGAATGCATCAATATGCATATGGAGCTTCTTATGCAGATAAGTTTAATTTAAATTTCCTTCTTCCATCTAAATGGGAAGGAGATTTTTTATTTAAAGATTCTTGTCATAAAGTTTTAAAAGACGAAGAGTTAAAATTAAACATTAACCAGAGTAAAGGAGATTTTGATAATAATGATCATAGAAAAAAAGCATTTGAAGATTACTCATTTAGATCAAAAAAGAATATGCTTTTTTTAGATCCTTCTAATAATTCTAGATGCTGGTCTGGCTTGAAAAATGTTTGGTTCAGCGACATAGCTGCATACAATTCTGAAATTTTTTCAGGTATGTCTTTAAATTTTTTAAAAAATATATTTAAATTTAAAGATGAAATTAAAAATCTTGATATATATAAAAAACTAGAAGATAAACAAGGAACTTATGATATAGCTCATTTAAGAAGAGATGATATCTCAAACCCTAGCTATGATAGTAATTATGGCTATTCTGTTATTTCTAAAAAGTCATATGAAAAAGCTTTTAAAAAATTTGACATAGATCCTTCCAAGATGGAGTGGACAAGCGACGATTGGAGTGGTAAATGGGGAGTAGGCAAACCTAGTGACAATGATTGGTTTACGAGGAGAGGGTCTTGGTTTTATCCTGACGGCTCTGAGTATTTTAAAGATATAGCATTTGATTGGTTTCCAGATTTTCTAAGAATTTATTTTGCAAGATCAGTATTTAGAGCAAACTCCTCTTTCAGTTTTTGGGCATGTCTGCTTGGAGTTCAAGAAAAAATATATTCTCCTGTATTAACAGAGAGAAACATTTACTCAGGAAGAAGAGGTTCGGGCATAGAAATATCTCCAAATTTTATAGAAGGGAATAGTCCTCACTGGCTCGTTTTGAAGGATGAGCCTTGCGGTAATATCTTGATTCCAGAGTGAACTCTTTTAAAAACAGTCCTTTTTTTGATATAAAGATAGGCTCGCTTAAAAAAGAAAAAAATAAAAAAGTCATAAGCTTTAGTCTTTATGGCTCTGACGATAAATACTCAAAAGGAATATTAAAGAATATAGATTTAGCAAAAAAACATTATCCAGGTTGGATTTGTAGATTTTATTGCGACGAAGAGCCTTCTAATTTGATACAGATTAGTAAAGAAGATTGCGAGTTTTTAATTATAGATTCTAAAATCCCACCTATGTATTGGAGGTTTTTTACAGCTGGAGATAGTGATGTTTTTGCTACTATTTCTAGAGACACAGATTCATTAGTTAATCCTAGAGAATCTGCTGCTGTAAACGAGTGGCTTTCTTCTAAAAAATCATTTCACACTATGCACGATTGTGATGCAGGTCACTGGTCTGCTGTTATGGGTGGAATGTGGGGCGTAATTAATAAAGATTTAAAAATTAATATTATAGAAGAGATTGATAGTTTCTGTAAATCACATAATTATAATTTTAGATATTCTCAAGATCAAACTTTCTTAACTAAAAAAATTTTACCACTTTTTTTAGATTCTGTAATTGATCACAATAAATCTCCAGAAAAAAGTAAAATCCCTAATTCTAAAAAATTTCCTCCACATGAAAAATTAGAGTATGGGCGTTTTGTGGGTCAAAGAATATCTATTTTTGAATTTGAAAAATCATCCTTAAACTCTCTTAATATAGATTCTAATAAAATTTTCTTGATGCCTCATGGATCTTTAGGCGACATGAAAAAAACAAAAAAAGTTATCGATCTTTGCCTTGAAAAGTATGAAGAGGTAGTGCTTCCATATAGAAATTCATGTAGTGAATATATAAAAAATAACTTTCATTCTAAAAATTTAATTACTGAAAAAGTTTCTAGCAATACTGAATCTTTTAATATATTTAATTCTAAGTATAAAAAAACACACAAGTTTATAGGGCTAGGAAATCATGGTCATAAAATAGAGGGGTATTCTGGATATACACAAGCTAAAATAATGACACAAGCTGGTTTCTCAAAAAATTCACAAGCAGTCAATATTAAAGAAGAAAAAAATTCAAAAACTTTTAGAGAGGTAAAAGTAAAGCATTTTAATAACGAGAAAGAGCCAAAAGTTTCTGTTGTAATTGGAACTTTTAACAGGTGGGAGTTTCTTAAAAAAGCTGTAGAATCTGTAAAAAATCAAACATATAAAAATCTTGAAATTATAATTATAAATGATGGCTCTACTGATTCGGATTATAAAAATGAAATCCCACCTGGGGTCATATGGATAAATTTGCCTGAAAACTCTAACGAGGCTCATGGTTTTAGATGTAGATCATATACATATAATTATGGTCTAAAAATATCTAAAGGGAAATATATAGCTTTTTTAGATGATGACGATGCATGGTACCCAACTAAAATTGAAAAACAAGTAAAAGTCATGCAAAAGCATGGAAGCGGTATGTGTAGCACTGAGGCTGTTCAAGGCAGAGGGGTTTTCGATCCCCAAAAGGAATATCAATTATATTTAGGAGGCATAGATAAAAGAATTAAAAAGTATGCTGGTGATTTTCCAAATGGAGTGCCTAATTTTTGGAATGAAAAAACTTTATCTATTCATAATTTCTTAATAGGGTCTTCTGTTATGGTTAAAAAATCTATCATGGAAGAAGTTGGGCTCTTGAATGAAACTAGAAGATATAAGAAAGGTCAAGATTATGAATTCTGGAAGCGCATTCTATCTATTACTGATTGTGTAAATATAAAAGAACCTTTAACATATTATGATCGAGGACATGGGAACGGCAGGCAGTATTAATGAAATTTAAAACATTACATGGCAGTGAAAAGAGAGTTCCAAAAATAAGGAAGTATATAATTGACTGGGAAAAGTCAAGTAGGAGTAAAATTCAGTTTAATACTAAGCAATTTTTGAAAGATTTTTGGTTTAATCATGTTGTCTTTGAAGAATTCCCTGTCGCTGGAACTAAGTTAAGTTTGGATTTCTATAATGCTTCAAAAAAAATTGCAGTAGAGGTTCAAGGACAACAACATAGGAAATATGTTCCATTTTTTCATGGAAATCATAAAATGAATTACATAGATCAGCTTCGAAGAGATAAGCAAAAGTCAGATTTTTGTGATATTAATGATATAAAACTTATCGAAATTTATGAATCAGATGTTCTAAATAAAAGTTTTTTTAAAAAGCTCGGAATAGATTTATAAGTGTAACATATTATGTAATGCAAGAAAAAGATTTTAATCCAGAGGATATTCCGAATTTCCAAATACCAGAGAGCTTCCTCGATCAACTTTATGAATTTACTGGTAACTCAGAAGGTAGTTCTGGTTATGTTCTTACTTACGTTGATGACAAAGGGAGGGCTCTTGTTTACTCTAGAAGTAGCTCTCAAATAGTAGAAATGGGATTAAGAAAAGCTTTAGAAAAATACCTTATTGAATTAGAAGAGGGTGAAATATCTTTTGATATTCCTGAAGAATAATAGCTTGACTTTTTTTATTTTTTATGTTATGGTTCATAACATATGATATACAACTACGATTTAGAACAACATTTACTAAGCGGACTCTTACAGCATCCAGATTCATTTTTTGAAATATCTCCTTTTATATCTGAGTCGGATTTTTATTCAGAGAGTAGTTTGCTTAATAAATCTATTTTTTTCGTAACAAGATCTTCTTTAGAAAAAGGCGAAGTTTTAGATGAGATTTTAATTTCTGATCAATTAAGATCTTTAGGTATTTCTTTTGAAGAAGGGATAGATCCTTTGGAATACATTCAAGCTCTTTTTATGAGAAAAATGTCTTTTGCATCGGTTCTAAAAACTGCAAAAGAACTTAAAAAGGTCACAATAAGAAGGGAAATATCTCAATCTGGTATAGAAATAAGTAAAGCCATGAACAAAATGGCTAACAGTTCTTATGATGAAATCGTCAATAAAGCTGATGAACTTTATCATAAAAGGATAAATATATATGAATCTTCTGAATCTATTCCAGAAAATTTATATGAAGTGATGGAAGAAAAAATAGAAGAAAGGGGAAATAATCCAATAGATGACTTTGGTTTAGCTGGCCCTCATAATAGATTGCATGAAATATATGGATCTTTACTTAGGCCAGGTAATATTAGTGTTGTTGTGGCTAGATCAGGAATAGGTAAAACTCAATTTTGTATGGATTTTTGCTCTAAAGTTTCAGCATCAAATGATCACATTCCAATATTACATTTTGATAATGGAGAAATGAGTAAAGAAGAGCTTATAATGAGGCAGTGTGCAGCAATCTCTGGAGTTCAATTAAGCTTATTAGAAACAGGTAGATGGAGGCAAGCAGGAGACGAAGTTGTTAATAAAGTCAGATCTGTTTGGAAAAAAATCCAAAAAATGAACTTTTATTATTTTAATTGTGGAGGAATGTCTGTAGATGAAATGATAAATATTATTAGAAAATTTTATTTTTCTAAAGTTAAAAGAGGTAATCAAATGATTTTTAGCTTTGATTACATAAAGACAACTTTTGCTTCTTCTAGCTCCAATAAGAGCGAGTGGCAAATTGTTGGAGAAATGGTTGATAAATTTAAAGCTTTAATTCAAAAAGAAATAGTATTTGACGGAGAGCCAGTTATATCTATGATGACAAGTGTTCAAATGAACAGATTGGGTACAAGTAGAAATAGGAGCTCAGATAATATAGTTGAAGATGAAACAGTAGTTTCGCTATCAGATAGAATAATTCAATTTTGTTCTCATATGTTTATACTTAGAGCCAAGGAGCCAGCCGAAATAGCAGAACATTTAAATTTCGGGACTCATAAGCTTGTTGCTTTGAAAAATAGATCTTTAGGGCAAGACCCACAGGGAGCGATACAACCTATAAGAATGGGTGATGGGTCTTTAAAAAATAATTTTATAAACTTAGATTTTAATAATTTTAACATAAGGGAGAGGGGAGATTTAAGAGACTTGGTTGAGCATCTTAGAATAGAGGGTGTTTCCCCAGAAACTGACGGAGAAAGTGACCTTCCAGATTTATTCAATGGATAAAGATAATCAAAATTTTGAAGAGGTGTTAACCTCATTGGGCTATAAACTCTCCGATAGAGGTTCTTATTGGCAAACTAGTGCTGTCTATAGAAATGGAGACAATAACACTGCGATACAAATATATAAAGACACTGGAATATGGAAAGATTATGTCCAGCAAACAGCGTTCATGCCCTTTGAAAAACTTTTAAAAATTACATTAGGGACAGATGATGATGAAATTGTTAAAAAATATTATACTAAAAGAAAGCCTTTTGATTTTGAATTTTCTCATTCTCCAAAAAAAATAAAAATGGAAAAAATATATCCAGATAATTGTCTAGAGAGACTATTGCCTCATTATAAATTTTATAACAACAAGGGAATAAGCTCCGAAACTCTTAAAGTTTTTCAAGGAGGGCTTGCTACTGAGGGAAAAATGTATCAAAGATTTGTTTTCCCTATTTATAATTTAAATAATAAAATACATGGCTTTTCAGGAAGAGACATGATAGACCATAAAGATAAACCTAAATGGAAGCACATAGGAGTAAAATCAAAGTGGATTTATCCTAATCACATATCAAAATCATATATAGATTCTAATAATGAAGTTATTCTTGTCGAAAGTATAGGTGATATGTTAAATTTATTTGAAAATGGAATTAGAAACACTCTTTGTACTTTTGGAGTGGACATCTCCCCATCCTTAATATCTTATTTAGTAGGACTAAGTCCTAAAAAAATATTTATATCATTTAATAATGACTCAATGTCTTCTCAAAATGCAGGTTTAAATGGTGCTCTAAAAAACTTTATAAAACTTCAATCTTTCATAGATTATAATAAAATATTTATAAGTCTTCCTCAAAAAAATGACTTTGGAGATATGGACTCAAGCGACATTCATCAATGGGCTGAATCTAATAAAAATATAGAAAAACAGGCTCATGACATTAATATAATAAAACAAATTGACAAAATGCTGAAATATAAAAAAATGCCTCAAACTTTTTTCAAAAAATTTAAAAAATTTAAAAATAATTATGCATGATGTTTTTCTTTCTGCCAGTAGAATAAAAACAGCTCAAAGTTGCAGCTGGAAATACTGGAGCTCTTATGTGTTAAAGCTTCCACAAAAAGGCAATGATGGATCTAGCAGAGGTTCTGTCTGCCACTTGGTATTTGAGCTTTTAGGCAAGGAAAGACATAGACATCATTATGATTCTATAATTGCTTCTGGGACTATACACGCATCAAAGGCTGTAACAAAATTAGTTAAGTCTTATGCCTCTAAATTAAATGTTGCAGATGATGAGAATATGGAGCTTATAGATACAATGACAGTAGAGGGTCTTCTATATGATTTTTTCGGCGCAGATATATCAAAACCTTCTGAAGACATATCAGAAAAAGAGTTTAATTTAGTGATAAACGAAGGTGGAAAAAAATATAAAATTAGAGGTTTTATAGATAAGTTGTTTTTATATTCAAATGAAAAAAAAGCTTTAATTAGGGACTTTAAAACTAGCAAGCAAGTATTTAAAGGTAAAGAAATATCTGATAATTTACAAAATTTAATGTATTGCTTGGCGGTAAAAAAACTATACCCTGAATATAAAGAAGTGGAAGTAGAATTTTTATTTGTAAAATTTGATCTTTCTAAAGACCTTCTAGGAAATCCTGGGAAGGGAGTTTTAACAATGGAAAGAATCTCAGAAGAGGAGCTTGAAGGTTTTGAATATCAATTGAGTTCAGTTCAAGAATATTTAGAAAATTTTAACGAGGAGGATGCTTGCTCTAACTTTGCTGCTGAAAAAAATTATCCATCTGATGGTACATTTGGGGGGCCACTTATGTGCGGGAAGCATGGTTTTAAAAAATTAAGAGGTAAATATGTTTTAGATAAAAGTGGAGAAAAGATTCAAAGTTTTATATGTGAACATAGAAAACCATTTGATTATTATGCAATTTTTAATAAAGAAGGTAAATTATTAAGATCTGTCTTCGAAGAAGAAGATGTAATGCTAGCTGAAGGAGAGTATTCTGAAAAAAAGACTTATGAAGGGTGCCCTCATTTTAAAACTGACGATTCAGATATTTTCGTGTAATACATAATATGTCAGTTTTAATAAAAAATAATAATTTAGTTTTCATTAAAGGAAATCTTCTCTTAAAAAAGAAAAGGCAAGATATTAAATTCCATGTCAAAGAAAGTTGAATCGAAAGAAGCTAAAGATAGAGAAGATCGCTTAAAGCGATACGCGAATCTTTTAAAAAAAGGTTTACTTCCCAAGTCAAAACAACAGACAATCAAGAAGAGATCATAATTTTCGATTTATTCCGCTTACAGTCCAATTAGGTACGAATTTAGCAGCCCCTCCTGATACTTTATCGTTTACTTTCTTTTTTCTAGCTGTAGGAACTTTTCTATTTTTCTTAGAGCCGCTCCTTGATTTTTTAGCAACTTTTTTGGGGAATGTTTGATTGAATGTCGAGCCAGTATAACTATTTTTCTTAGGTCCTGGAAGCCCACATGTAACTAGTCCGTTTTGATCTCTAGTGTCTATATATTGAGATGATCCACCAGGCAAAGGTTCTCCTATTAAACTAGTTCCTTGCCTAGAATCTATAAATTTCATGGGGTTATTTTTATTAATAACCAAACCCCCTTGAGGTTTTACTGAATCTGGATCTATATATTCATATTCATAATAAAACCCTTTTACTTTTGAAGCTTCAATTTCAAAACTCCATCCTTGTTTCGGAACTATATATCCAGTTTGAGGGAATGAATAATACTCTATATTATTAAACTCTCCTCCTACTTCGTCAGATGTTTGATTTCCGTAATCGAACATCATATTCATTTCAAATTTTTCATAATTACCATAATCAGATAATCCTTGAAAATACTCAGCCACTCCAGACTCATTTGTAATTAAAAATGCTCCTGTATTATCTGGCTGAATAGTTATTGGGACATAAAAATTAGGCTCTTTTGAAACAAAACAAGATGCGTACCCAGACCCGCTTCCATTTATTAGACCATAATTATCTACAGTGAGACTTTGAGACTCTCCAGTTACTTCAAAATATTGCCTATCAGATGGTTCAAACCCACTTTCAAGAAACGAATCTACAACTTCATACTCAACACCAACTACATGACCAGTGTTTAAATTTGCGCCTACTTGACCAATGCCTGTTGAATAGGCAAACCCAGATTCATATCCTGCTGGAACTGTTATAGTTTTAATAACGAATTCTGCTTGTATGCTTTGCAGATTCCAATAATGATTTACGGTAGATTGAAGGGCTCTCGTACCAGTCATCCCTATTCCTTCTCCAGTTATATAAGACGGTTTCTCCTTTAATAGAAAAGGGAATCCGTTAAATTGTCCAACACAACTAAATTTCTCTGCTATATATGTATCAAGTTCTCCCATAATACTATTATACACTTTTTTTTAAAATTTTATATTTTTTTTATTTGTGTATATATATAATATGAAAGTATTAAATATTTTATTGCTTATATCAGCCTTAGGGCTGTCTATTGTTGCCGCTTTCTTTAGTGTTATTGGCATTGCGACTATGTTTCCAGGAGCTGTAACTGCTGTTGTAGTTATGGCTATTGCTCTTGAAGTAGCCAAGATCATTAGTGCGGTCTGGACTCATAGGAATTGGAAAATTGTATCTTTTTTCTCTAAGTCGTATCTCTCTTTTGCTATTATAGTACTAATGCTAATTACTAGTATGGGTATTTTTGGATTTTTAAGTAAGGCTCATATAGAGCATCAAAGTGTTTCTGAATCTATAAACCTCAAGGTTTCACAAATTGATTCCAAAGTAATTAGAGAAGAACAAGCCATTTTAAGAAATGAATCTTTAATATCTAAGATAGAAGATGCAGATAATTCAGTAGAAGATAGAGATAAAAATATTATAGATTCTAATGTAGAAAAAATACAATCTATTTACGATAGAATGGAAAAAGACATTTCGATAGATCAGGAAGCGATGAGATCTCTTGATACTCGCTTATCTGAACTTGATGCTCAATTAACATTAGTTCGAAGCGAAAAGGGTGGGATATTTTCAAGCCAAGGCAAAAAAATAAAAGACTTAGAGGAGTCTCAATCAAAAGAAAGAGAAAGTATTCAAGAAAAAATAAATTCTTATACAGAAAATATTTCTTATTTAAGAAAAAAGGCAGAAACTGAAGTTGGTTTAATTAGAGATCAAATCCAAAAATTTGAAAATAAAGATTACCAAGTAGATGATGATAGCATTACTGAGATAAGTGGTTATAAAAATCAAATCGCTATTGCATATGAATCAATCGATAAATTGAATTTAGAAAAGTTCGAATTGTCTAACAAAAATTTAGCGATAGAAACTGAAGTAGGCCCAGTAAAATATGTTGCTGAGCTTATTAGTGACTCTACAGGTTCTGAAATAAATTTATCTGACGCAGTAAGAATTATTATTATTGTTATAATTTTTGTCTTTGATCCTTTAGCTATAATGATGATAGTCTGTGCTACATCTCAATTTGCAGTAAAAAAAAAATAAAGATCGAATGCCTCCAAGAGCCGCCTGAGCCACCTGAGCCTACTCCAGAGCCGCCTGAGCCACCTGAGCCTACTCCAGAGCCGCCTGAGCCACCTGAGCCTACTCCAGAGCCGCCTGAGTCTACTCAGAGTGAATATAGAGAAATTTACGGTCACGACCCTTTAGTTGAAAAAAAACTAAAGAAACCGATTAAAATTATACATAAGGGCGAAGTCCAAGCACAACAAATGGACAAATTAGAAAGAGATCAGAAGTTTAAAAGAAAAATAATAACTTAATTTTACTTGACATTATGTATGTATTCATGTTATAGTAAATGAATGCTTCCATTATTTAAGTCTGATTTCTCCATAGGAAAAAGTATTTTAAATCTGAATTTGCCTAGTTCAGATAATGACGAGTATTCTAGCGATAGTATATTTGACATAGCCGTAAGTAATAATCTTACAAATGTCGTCTTAGTTGAAGATTGTCTTACAGGATTTCTAGAAGCTTTGAAAAATGCTGAATCTTTAAATATAAATTTAATTTTTGGTTTAAGAATTTCAATTTGCCAAGATTGTTTAGTAAACCCAAAAGACTCTTCAAATTCAGATGACAGTAAGATTATTATTTTTGCTAAAAATAAAAAAGGCTGTAATCTTTTAAATAAAATTTATAGTTTTGCAAATGTAGAGGGATGGGGAAGAATAGATTACAAACATCTATCTGATTATTTCTCAGATGATTTAATTTTAGCTATTCCTTTTTACGATTCTTTTTTATTTAATAATTGTTTAAATTTTAAAAATTGTATTCCTGATTTTTCTTTTTGTAAGCCTCAATTTTTTATAGAAAGAAATGGTCTACCTTTCGATTTAATAGTTGAACCTTTAGTAAAAGAATATTGTATTAAAAATAAATATGACACTTATTTGACTAAAAGTATTTTTTATAAAAGGAAAAAAGATTTTGCAGCTTTCCAAACTTATAAATGTATTTGCAATAGAAGTTTTGGTGCTAGAGCCAGATCTTTAGATTGTCCTAATTTAGATCATTCATCAAGTGATGAATTTTCATTCGAAAGTTACCTAGAACATGAAAGCTCTTAAATATTCAGATATTTGTTTAATTCCTAATTACAGTGAGGTTCACAGTAGAGTTGACTGTAATCCTTCTGTGAATCTTTTTGGTAAAAAGTTTTTATTACCGATTATCCCTGCTAATATGAAGTCTGTCATAGATATCAGTACATGCGAGTGGATGAGTTCCCACGGCTTCTTCTATATTATGCATCGTTTTGATCGTGATCTGGCCGAAGATGTCGCTAATAGCCAAGATTGGGATAACATTTCATTTAGCGTTGGAGTTAAAGCTCCAGACAAGATGGCAATTCAAAAGATCAGCAAGAGGGGTCATCGAATTGATTATTTAACCATTGATATTGCTCACGGTCATTGTAAACGAATGAAGATAATGATCGAGTGGATCAAAAAGCACCTTCCTGATGCAAAAATTATTGCAGGTAATGTTGCTACCCCAGATGCGGTGGCTGATCTTTCTGCTTGGGGTGCTGACATTATTAAAGTCGGAATAGGTCAAGGAAGTCCCTGCACCACAAAAGATAAAACAGGCTTCACAATGCCTATGTTTACTTGTGTAAAAAAATGTGCTAATGTTTCTTTTAATTTAGAAGATGGATTTATGATATCAGATGCCTCTCTAGAAAAAATAACTCTTAAAGCAAAAATATTTTCTAAAGATTTTGACATACCTAAAAAAATACCAATTATAGCAGATGGAGGAATAAAAAACAATGGCGATATAGCAAAAGCATTAGTAGCTGGAGCTAGTATGGTAATGGCTGGTAGTTTATTTGCTTCTTGCACAGATAGCCCCGCTTCAACAATCAACATTAATGGTGCAAATCACAAGGCTTATTTCGGTTCTGCTAGTGCGGAAAATAAAGGTCACAACAATAATATTGAAGGGACGCTTAACAAGATACCAAATAATGGAATGACTTATGGGGAAAAGTTAAATGAAATCACTCAAGATCTTCAAAGCTCTATTAGTTACTCTGGCGGAGAGTCTCTTGATTCTTTTAAGGATGTTCGTTATATTCAATTATGAATAAGAAAAAAACATCTGAACTTAAAAAAATCATAAACTATGATCCTTCAGTGCCAGAGCATAAAAGAATGCTAAGGAGATTAAAAAAAGAGTATCAAAAATTACCCAAAGGCTCTAAGGTTAATTTAATTGAAGATTTAAAAAAAGCTTTTAACAAAAATGACTGAAGATCTTTTAAGATTTAAAAACAATCAAAAATATTTGATTTTTGACTATGAAACATGCAACCTAAATCTAGGTCTTACTGCAAACAAACCTTGGCAATTGGGTTTTTTGGTATGCCAAGGAAAAAAAATCATAGATAAAAAAGATTTTTATATATCTTGGGATGATTTAAAAGTGTCCGCAGATGCAGCAAGAATAACTGGGTTTTCAAAATCTAAATATAATAGATTAAAAAAAGATGCAAATAATGTTCTTGAAGAGTTTGAAAAATATTTGTTTAATGATGAATACATTATTATTGGTCACAATGTTTTAGGTTTTGATGTTTATATACATAATTTGCATAGAAAACTTCTAAAAAAGCCTTCTAATTATTCTTATATAAATAGAGTTATTGATACAAATTGCATAGCTAGAGGTTTGAAAAATGATATAAGCTTTTCAAAAGATTCTAAATTAATAGAATGGCAATATAAATTATTACATCATAGAGTTAGGGGTGTAAAAACAAACTTAAAACAATTATGCAAAGATTATAGTATAGAATTTGATGAAAACTTTTTACATGATGCTCTTTATGATGTTGAAAAAACTTTTGAAGTTTATCATAAAATGATATGGCAAATAGAAATATAATATGAATTTTACAGAACAGTTTTCCAGTTATAAAGATTGTCATCCTCCAGGAGTTAGACTTCCTAGTTTAGAAATTGAAGATAAATATTATAAAAAATTAAACATCCCAAAACAATCTTCTAATCTTGAGTTCTTAACTTCTCTTTGTGAGTCAGAATTTATCAAAAAAGATTTATCTAATTCTAAAAAATCAACCGTTTATAAGAAAAGATTAAAAGAAGAGCTTTCTGTCTTATCTAATTTAGGGTTTATTGATTACATACTTTTAAATTGGGATGTTATTAATTATTGCAAGGAAACTAATATACCTACTGGCCCAGGAAGAGGGTCTGCAGCGGGATCTTTAGTTCTTTTTTTAATTGGAGTCACTAAAGTTGACCCAATAAAATATGATTTGTTTTTTGAAAGATTCGTATCAAAAAGCAGAGCAAAAATAATAGAAAAAAATAATATAAAATATTTAGATGGAAGTTTGTTGGCTGATGTTGATAACGATATAGCTTACGAACATAGGCAAAAAGTTATTGACTATATTGAGTCGAAGCACCCCAATAGAACTTCTAAAATATTGACTCTAAATACTCTTAGCAGTAAATTATGTACAAAAGAATGCGGGAAAATAGTAGGAAAGCTTTCTGAGCAAGATGTAAATAATATAAGTGATTTTATTCCAAAAAATTTCGGCATTGTCTGTAAATTAAAAGAAGCTTATTCTTCATCAGTAGAGTTTAAGGATTTTTGTGATAAAAATAAACTAATATATGAAATTTCAAGAAAAATAGAAGGACTTAAAAAGAATACTGGAGTCCACCCTTCAGGCATAGCAATATCTTTTAGTGAAATAACCGAAATATGCCCGATACAAAAAACAAATGATGGTTCAATAGTAACAGGCTATGACATGAACTGGGTAGCCGAGTTAATGGTCAAATTTGACATATTAGGACTGAGAACCTTATCCGCTATTCATGACACATGTAATCAAATTAATTTAAATCCAGAAGATATTGATCTTTCTTGTAATAGAATATACCATCACTTTAAAGAGCTTAGAACTCCTCATGGATTATTTCAAATTGAAGCGGATGCAAATTATATGGTCTGTAAAAAAATAAAACCTAAAAACCTTGAGGAGTTAAGTGCTGTTATTGCGATAGCAAGGCCAGGAGCTATGGATTTCATGGATTATTATCAAAGGTATTCTGAAACTGGAGACTTTCAAAGTGTTAATTCTTTTTTTGATGATGTATTAAGTTATACTGGTGGAATTCCTCTTTATCAAGAGCAGCTAATGAAGATGGCTGTTAAAGTTGGCTTTACTTTAGATGAGTCTGAGCAACTAAGAAGGATAGTGGGCAAAAAGAAAGTAGAAGAAATGCCTAAATGGAGAGAAAAAATATCAAAAATGATATTAAAAAATAAGCTAGACGAAGAAGTTGGCAATGTTTTATGGAAAGTTGCTGAAGATAGCGCTAATTATTCTTTCAATAAAAGCCACTCAATATCTTACTCAATATTATCAGCTTGGACTTGTTATTTAAAATTTAACCATCCTCAAGAGTTTTTTCTTAGCTTGTTGAAAATGACTAAATATGAACCTTCTCCCCAACAAGAAATAAATAAAATATGCCAAGAGTTATCGTATTTTAATATAAAATTATTGTCTCCAGATTTATCCCTTTCCGAAATGGATTTTACAATAGAAGGTAAAGACATAAGGTTTGGACTAAATAGTGTAAAAGGTATTAGCGAAAAATCTTTATCTGCATTAAAAGATTTTAGAGATTCAGAAAAACCTAACAAGTATGATATATTTTTGGCGGCTAAATCTGCTGGTCTAAATATAGGAATTCTTTCTGCATTAATTCAAGCTGGGTCATTATCTAGCTACAAGACAAACAGGCCAAGGTTAGTTTTAGAAGCTCAAGTTTTTAACCTTCTAACAGAAAGGGAAAAGAGAAATTTTATTTCTCTTGGAGAAAAATATAATTATGATATATTAAATTCCGTTCATGATGCAGTATCAAATAATTTAATAGGCGATGACAAAAGACCAATAATGCCAGAAAAAAGATTTGAAACTTTGAAGAAAAATTATAAAAATTATAAATTAATTTATGATAAAAATAGAAAATATGAAGATTTCGCTAATTGGTATTTTGAAAAATCCTTATTAGGTTTTAGCTATAGTAATTCACTGAGAGATTCATTCGGAGATCAGGCAGAGAGGTTAAATGATTCTTCTTATTTTTACTCTTGTGAAAAAAATAAAATTTCTAAATATATTGCAGTTGTAGATGATGTCATATGTAGAAAAAGCAAAAATGGAAATGATTATATGAGACTTTCCGTAAGTGATGAATTCGGCAGGTACAATGCAATTATGGTTGACGGAAGAGACAAAAAACTTTCTAAATTTAAAAGTAAATCTAAGATTCCAGAAAAAGACAATATAGTTTTATTGCTAGGATCAAAAGGTGACGATGTTCTTTTTTTGAACGAAGCCAGTATAGTAGATGAGAAAATTTATATGAAATTATCTGATTTAAGATAGAATGAAAAAATCAAATTTCACACCGCGAGTTCAGAAAATAATCTCTGATTCGAAAAAGACGGCCCATGCTTTAAATTCTGATTTTATAGATTTAAATCACCTTCTTTTTTCAGTGCTCGACTCTGATCAATCTACTATTATAAATTTCTTTGATTCAATTGGAATATCTCTTGATGAATTCAAATCTTTAGTTTTTAATTCAATTGATGGAGATTTTTACAACCCCATGGACTCTATAGAGTTAAAAGAGTATTCAAAAGATTTCACTAAAGTTTTCAAGATGTCTATCGAATTAGCTGAAGAATTAGATCATGATTATGTTGGTATAGAGCATATCTTTTATGTTATGCTTGTTTACGAGAATTCTCCCTTTGGTCAACTTCTTAAAAATTTTCACGTTGATATAGAAAAATCTAAAGAGAAGCTTAAAAATTTTTTTATAACAGGAGAGTGGGAAAATGCAAGAATACAAAAAACATTTGAAAAAACTATCTCAAATAAAGATTCATCAGAACCAAGCATTCTTCATTCTTTTGCAAAAAACTATAATGAGTTGGCATCCGAAGGTAAGTTTGATAAAGTTTTCTGCAAGGATGCAGACATAGAAAAAATGTCTGAAATATTATGCAGGAGAAATAAAAATAATCCAATATTAATTGGATTACCTGGAACAGGAAAAACTTCATTAGTTGAAGGTCTCGCCCAGAAAATAGTAAACAATACATGCACTGACTTTTTAGCTAATAAAACTATATATGAAGTTGATATGGCGGCAATGATAGCTGGCACAAAATACAGAGGTCAATTCGAAGAAAGAATGAAGAATCTTATAGATGAAGCTTCTAAGTCTCCTAATATAATTTTATTTATAGATGAAATACATACAATTGTTGGTGCTGGAGCTACAGAAGGAAGCATGGATGCTGCAAATATTTTAAAACCAGCATTGGCAAGAGGAGCTATTAGATGTATAGGAGCTACAACACCAAAGGAATACAATAAAAATATATTAAAAGATGCTGCTCTTGAGCGTAGATTCCAAGAAATAAAAGTTAATCAACCATCTTCATCTGAAACTCTAAAAATAATAGAGGGTATAATAAGTCAATATGAAAAGTTTCATCATGTTGTTTATAGAAAAAATGCTTTAAAATTGGCTGTAGATCTTTCTATTAGATATATAACTGATAGACAGTTACCTGATAAAGCTATAGATATAATAGATCAGGCAGGGGCAAGGGTTAAAATGAAAAGTTTTAACAAGCCACTTGAAGCTCAAAAAATAGAAAAGCAAATAGAGAATTTGATGGTTAAAGAGGATAAGTCTGAGTCTAATAAAGGTAAATATAAAAACAAACAAGATGTTCTTCTAGGAAAATACAAGAAAGTTCTTAACGGATGGGCTGAGAGTTATAAAAAGAAAAAGTTTTATGTTACTCAAGAAGACATTTTTGAAGTTATCTCCTCTAGAACTGGAGTTCCAGTAAAAAATCTCAGCAAAAAAGACACTGAAATTTTATTAAATTTAAAAAATAAATTATCAAATGAAGTTTTATTTCAAGATCATGCCGTTGAATCTGTTTACAACTCAATAATTAGATCAAAAAGTGGTTTGTCTGAAGAAAACAAGCCTATAGGTTCATTCCTTCTTTTGGGAAAAACAGGAGTCGGAAAAACTTTTTTAGCAAAATCCTTAGCAAGTAATTTTTTTGGCAGTAAAGATAACTTAATACATATTGATATGTCTGAATATTCAGAAAAAATAAACATATCAAGGTTAATAGGTTCATCTCCTGGATATATTGGCTATGAGGACGGAGGTCAGCTGACGGATAAAGTCAAAAACAAACCTTATTCAGTAGTTTTATTTGATGAAATAGAGAAAGCTCACCCAGATGTAGTAAATATATTCCTACAACTTTTAGATGAGGGCAGACTTACTGATAATTACGGAAGGGTTTCTGATTTCTCTAATTGCATTGTTATAATGACGAGTAATATAGGTTCTGACTTGATAGAAAAATCTGGAGGAATAGGCTTTGCTGGTTCAAATTCTTCTACGAAAAAAGATAAAATCTTAGATAGGGCAAAGTCAGAATTGAGCCCAGAATTCATCAATAGAATTGATGATGTTATTGTCTTTAACGATTTCTCTAAAGCTAACGTAGGAGCCCTTTTAGATAAAGAAATTAATTTATTAAAAAATAATTTATTAAAAGATAAAGGTTTAGACTTGAATGTTTCAAAAAAAGCCTTATATTCATTAAAAGATTATGTTTTTAATATGAAAATGGGAGCTAGACCAATCAAGAAAATAATTCAAAAAAATATAGAAAATAAAGTTTCAGAATTTATTATAAATCATAAATCTGGTAAAGTTAATATTAACATTTCTGATCTAAATTATGAATAAATTTGAATTAACTCATGTTGGGAATAAAATAATCAAGTTTGAAGAGCTAGATGAGTCTGAAATTGATAGGGAATATTTCGATGAAGCATTTTCTTTTCAAGAGGTTTGCGAGCTTGCTTCTTCTAGGGGCTATAAATTCATGCCCAATCAAAAAATTGGAATTAGCTATAATGACAAAAATGAAATCAAAGAGATTTCTATTCTACCCAGTGAGAGTAATCTACCACGTCAATATATATTTGATACAATTGAACAGGCTCAAGATTTTTCAGATTCTCAAGATTTAGATATAGCTCCCCATCTTCAACCTCCTGAAACAAAAATTGAAATAAACAATTTCTTTTCTGGAGAAAAATGCTCCTTTAAGGGCTATAAAAAACTCTATGGTGAATACCAAAAAGCCATTGAGAAAGCTGGGGGAGCGTCTTGTACAGCTTGTGCTAAAAAAGCAATTATTAATAAATATCAAAAATCAATTATAAAAATACTAGAACAATAAAAAATTATGTCAATACAACTATACAAACCAAACAGTAAGAATACAGGATCAGCCTTTACTTTTTCAATCGGGGTGAACAAAAACAACCCTCTCCCAGCTTTCTACATAAGTGCTATTGCTCAGCACTCATGGAACGATGAGAAAAAGATTGGATCTTTTTCTGGCAATTCAAAAAATCCAGAAAAGACAGTTAATGTCAAGATTAACGAGCTTGAATGTGGGGAGATTATGAGCGCATTTAAAAACAGACATGAGTATTCTACATTTCATTCTTTTGATGGAAATAACACTTCAATAAAGTTTTCTCCTTGGGATAAAGATGTAAAAGTATCAAAATATGATCCATCAAGCAAGAGTTATAAAGATGAAAAAGAAAAAGTTCCAGCTTTTGGATTGTCTATATCTAAAGGTAAGGGTAATACTTTTAAAATAGGTCTTGATCCAGGAGAAGTTGAAATCATTTTAAAACTTCTAGAAATGTATGTATTGAAATTTATCGATGCAAAAATAAAACAAAACGAAGAGAACAGAAAAAACAACTATCAAAAGTCAGATAGCTCCTCAAAACCAATGCCTTCCGAACCTGAGGAAGTTGATGAAGATGACGATCAAGACCCTCCTTTTTAAAGGTAATAAATCCTAAATGTCTAAAAAAAAGAAAGTATTATACCATAGTAATCACTCACGTTTGCTTAGTGGTTTTGGTAAACATGCTAAAAATATTCTAAAATATTTATGCCTTACAGGCAAATATGATATAGTGGAATTAAGTAATGGAGTTTCTCAAGGTCATAAAGATTTAGAAAAGCTTCCCTGGAAAAGTGTGGGAGGGTTGCCTAGAGACCAAGAATCTATAGATAGAATTAACAAAGATCCAAATCTAGGAAGGTCTGCCTCCTACGGCTCTATGGTTATAGATGATGTAATAAAAAAAGAAAAGCCAGACATATATCTAGGAGTTGAAGATATTTGGGGACTTTCTGGGTACTCAAAAAAACCTTGGTGGAATAAAATAAATTGCATGGTTTGGACTACTCTTGATAGTTTGCCTATATTACCTGATGCAATAAAATGCGCATCATCAATCAAGTATTACTATGTCTGGTCATCTTTTGCTGAGAAAGCATTAAGAGAAGAAGGGCATGATCATGTCAGAACTCTTCACGGGTGTATTGATGTTTCAAAATTTTTTAAATTAAATCATGAAGACAGGGATTCATTAAGAAATAGATTTGCCATATCTGAAGATGATTTTGTAATTGGTTTTGTGTTTAGAAACCAACTAAGAAAAAGTGTCCCAAATCTTCTTGATGGGTTTAAAATATTTAAAGAAAAAAATCCCGAATCAAAAGCTAAATTATTGCTTCATAGTAATTGGGCTGAAGGCTGGGATATCCCTAGATTTATAAAAGAAAAGGGGTTAGACTCTAAAGATATTTTATGCACTTATTATTGTGATAAGTGTAAAAATTATCACATAAGCTCCTTCATAGGTCAAGGTATAAATTGCCCATATTGCGGGGCGGAAAAATCTTGCAAAACAATATCTATTACTGCGGGAGTTAGCGAAGATCAGTTAAATGAAATTTACAATTTAATGGATGTTTATTGTCACCCTTTTACATCGGGAGGTCAGGAAATTCCAATTCAAGAAGCAAAACTTTGTGAGCTAATAACTTTAGTTACTGATTATTCTTGTGGAAAAGAGGGATGTAGTCCAGAATCAGGAGGCATTCCATTAGATTGGTCTGAATATAGAGAGCCAGGAACTCAATTTATAAAAGCAAGTACAACCCCAAACAGTATAGCAGAAAAACTTGACGATGTTTACAACATGGATCATCTAAAAAAAATCTCTATGGGAAAAAAATCAAGAGAATATGTGGTCGAAAATTATTCAATTGAATCTATAGGGTCAAAACTAGAAAAAATATTAGACGAAATGCCTAGTATGAATTATGATTTCTCTTTTGAGAAGCCAGAAAGAAACCCAAATTATACACCTAGTCAAACAGAAGATAACTCGTCTTGGCTCATAGAATTATATAAAAATATATTAAAAGTTGAATTAGATTCTTCTGATGATGGACATAAACATTGGATGAAAGTTTTAGATCAAGGAGGAAGTAGAGATGGAGTTTTAGCTTATTTTAGAAAGGTTGCTATGCAAGAAAATCAAGAAATAGCTAATAATAAATCTGTAGACTTTTTTGATATCATTAAAAATGAAGGCAATAAAAAAGCATTGTTTGTTCTAAAAGGGGGAGAAGAAGACATATTTATGTCAACAGCTCTTTTAGAATCTTTCAAAAAGACTCATCCAGATTATGATTTATTTTTTGCTTGTGATTCCAAGTATCATGAGATGCTCACTTCTAATCCTTTGGTATATAAAGTTATACCATATAGCCCCCAGATGGAAAATGAACATATAATGTTAGGTTCTGGTATGGAAAAATCTTATTTTGATTATTATTGCAACCTTGGGATATTAACTCAACAAAAATTAAATTACAGAGGTTTAGACAATCTTTGTTTTGATTTGCACGATGAATAAATTAGAAAGATACAGTCTACATTCTGGTTTAAAAATATCAAAACCATTTGTTAATAATTGTTTTTTTCCTGTTATACAAGATAAATATTTAACATTTAATTCCTCCTCTTTAATACAAAGTAAACACTATGAATACTGGCAAGAGGTAATTGATATTATAACTCCTTTTTTAAAAGAAAAGGGTATATCTATTTTGCAATTAGGATCTGAAAAAGATCCTGTTTATGAAGGTGTTTATAGAATGTGTGGCTTAGCTAATTTTAATCAAAATTCTTATATAATAAATAAGTCTTTGCTTCATTTTAATTCTTGTGATCATTTTTCTTACCTATCTGCTCATTCCAAAATTCCTATTGTATCTTTGTTTTCTCATGAGCCTTCTGATTCTTTTTGCTTTCCATTGGCTAGTAATTCTAAATTAATAGACTCTCCAAAAGATAAAAATTTTAGTTATAGTTTTCATGAAAGCCCCAAAACCATAAATAAAATAAAACCTTTATCTATAGCTAAAAATATATTAAAATCTTTAAATATAAAAACAAATTTTGAAAATCTTTCCCAAGTGCATGTGGGATCTTCTTACAACATAAGAGTAATTGAAATTGTTCCTGACTTTATTCCTGATTCTACCTTCTTAAAAAATTCCCTCGTCAACATTCGGATGGATTTGCATTTTGATGAAAACAATGTCTTTCAATTTGCACAAGGAAGAAAGTTAGGCATCATATTAAATAAACCTTTAAGCTCTGATTTTTGCCAAGCAGCAAGAAATTCTATAGCTAGAATAACATTAGATGTTACGGACGGAGTTGATTTAAATTTTTTAAAAATTTTAAAAAAATTACAAATACCCTATGAACTTTTTGTAAAAGATTCTTCTAAACTTCAATCTCTAAGATTAGAGAATATGGATGAAGAAATTTCTTTATTTGAAAGAAAAACAAAAAAAGATCTTGACTCTTCTGCAGTTATATGTAATAATGCAATCATGAAGTCTTCTAAAATATTAATCTCAAACGGAAAAAGATTCGCAAGCAAAGCTCATTGGGTCTTAAATAAGGAGATTAGTTCTGAATATCAAGAGGTTATAGATAATTCAGATTTTTGGGAAGACCTAGATTACTACATAATATATAACAAGGAGAATAAAAATGCCAAGGGGAAGACCAAAGGGAAGTAAAAATAAAAACGAAGTTGACATAAATGTCAGCAAAGAAGTAGAAGAGTCAATGAAGGAAGCTGTATTAAAAATACAAAACAAAATTCCATCAAACTCAATAACTCAATCAAGACGTGCAGAATCGATAGCTAAGTACAAAAGAGATCAAGACGGTCTTCTTTCTAATGTTGAATACCACTTCAATGAAGATGGTTCTATAGATTGGAGACGTATGGTTAAGGATGAACATTTGTTTCCTAATAAATCTTGGTTTGAGGCTAGAAAAAAAGAAGTTCCCAAGACTGTAGAAGGGCTAAAAGATTACCAACTATTAATTAAGCTTAGCGGAATAAAAGAGTTAGCTAGACTTAGAGGCTTTGAGGGTGTCAGTTATTATTCTGACAAGTGTGAACTTAATCATGTTGCTGTTTGTTGCACTATGACTTTTATAGGAAATTATGAAACAGGGGGAGAGCCTATTGTTTTTCAAGATATGGCGAATGCAACTCTAGAAAATACGAGTAGCTTTGCCACTAAATTTCTAGAAACTATTGCATGTAATAGAGCTTTTGTTAGATGTGTTAGAAATTTCTTAAATATTCATATCGTAGGTGATGATGAGATTGATAAATCTAATTTATCTTCCTCTATAAGTAAAGGAAGCTCAATATCCCTATCCCCTCAAGGTGTTTTAAAAAGTCAAGCCGAACAATCTGGAGTAGGAGATTTTGAAAAATTAAAAGATTTGTTAAGATCTTGGCATACTGCTGGAATTTATAAAATAGATGCAAATTCAAATCCGTCTGAATGGAATGACTTTAAAGATATTCCAGCAAAGGAAGCTAGAGAAATATTAAAAAAACTTAAAGATCAAAAATGAATCTACTAAATAAAACTAAATGTTATTTGGTCGGTCATATGCAATATCTAAGTGGTCGAAATTGGAGATCTGATGTTACGGAAAGTTTAACTCCACTAGGTATAACTTGCTTTGATCCATACAAAAAACCATTCGTAAAAGATGTTGAAGAGGATGAAGCATCAAGAGAAGAAATGAATGTTTGGATGAAGACAAAGCAGTATGACAGAGTGACAGAAAGAATGAAAATCATTAGATCTTATGATTTAAATTTAGTTGATAGAAGTGATTTTATAATTGCTCATTTAGTTCCAGAGGTTGCTAGTTGGGGTAGTGGCGAAGAAATAGTTACTGCTGTTAGGATGAAAAAGCCTATTTTTATAAGCATGGAAGGGGGAAAGTCAAAAACTCCTCTTTGGGTGCTTGGTATGCTCCCTCACAAGTATATATATAATAGTGTGGGCGAAATTGTAGACATGCTTTTTGCTATCAATAAAGGTAGTAAAGAAATAGATTCAGATAGATGGAGGTTATTGAGACATGAATATCGTTAAAATTTCAGTCATATTTTTTATAACTTCATTGACTGTAGAGTCTCGAAGTTGGACTAGTACTCATGGTAGTACGATAAATGCAGAGTTAATTGATTTTAGTAATCGTATTGTGAGTCTTAAAAAGCCATCAGGCGATAAGATTTCTTTAAGAATTGATAAATTAATTCCGTCTGATCAAGCTTTCGTCAGAGAATGGGATGCAAACAAAAATAAAAAGAAAAATGTTTTAAAACCTAAAGCTAAAGAAAATACATTTGTTTTTACAAATTTTAATAACCATAGTCAAGTTTTACCTCCGAAATGGGGAACTTCTAGTGCTGAAGATTATACTTGTGTTTTAGAAAAAGTTATTAATGAAGAATTATCCATTCGTCCTTATTCTCCTGATCGATACTCAGGAATAGAAATTTATAGAAAAAATTATGATAAACGTGGTATCATTAGTCTGCCTAAGGATTATTGTTCGTCTTGTTTGCCAATATCATCACTGCCTTCTTCTGAAATTTTAAGTATTGAAATTGAGGAATATGAAACCGTAAAGAATCTTGATGCTCTTTTAAAGTTTCCCAAACTAATGACTGTTAGGATTAGAGATTGTCATATCGAAAAATTAGAGCCTTTATCTAAGTTAAAATACCTAGTTGCATGTGACCTTTCACAAAATCGAATAAAATCAATTGATCCTTTAGTAAATTGTGTTTGGTTGAATTATTTAAAGGTTGGATGTAACAACATTAGATATATCGACAAATCATTACCTAATTTTAAAACATTGTCATATATTGTTTTGTCCAGAAATCCACTTAAAATAGGCTCTTCTCCCCTAAGGAACATTAAAAAAACTATGCATTGCCCTGCTGGTTGTTTGATAGACCCTTGCGGTGATCCTTATCTTCCTCAAAAAATGAATTTTAAAGCTATATACTCAAGCATAGAGACAGACAGGGAATTCTTCATGGAATATTATAGATTAACAAAAAACCCCAATAGTGGAATACGGTGAATAATATTGTTAACAAATATTTCATATATTGCAATCGAAATAGTTTTGTATTAAATTTTCTTCGTAATAATAATGTCTCTTTTGATTTTCTAAATGAATTTTCTAAAATCACAGAAGGTAGAAAGCCATTGCTTTACAATAAAGAGCCTTGTAATTATTTCGTAATAACAAAAGCTTCTTTGTTTATAGATATTAAAGATAAGCTTTCATATCAATATCCATTTAGTAAATTTCTTGCTCAAATTTCTTATAAAAATATTCATAATTCTCGCCAGATTTTAAACTTTTTTAATCCAGATTTTAAAAAAGAGATAAAAATATATACAACTATGCTCCCTGCGGAAAAATATAACGTAGACAATAAATTTTCATTAGATCTTTTTTCTACAGAAAGTTTTAAACCTTTTAAAAATTTAGATCAGCTTAAAGAATTGTCAGATTTATAAATGCTTAATTTATTTATTATTTCTCCAAAATTATAGTAGTTTATTCTTGGAACCACTATATTTCCAGATTCTACTCTAATAGCTATTCCACCCTCAGTCTTTGGTTTTATGAAATCTTCCACATAATCCCATGCAGCTTTTTCTCTTAACCATTTATAGTAAAAATCTCTATCGGATTTCTTACACTCCAGAACTACATTTTTTTTTAGAAAAATGTTAGAATAAAGTGTAATATCCCTAAAGAGGGTAACCTCGCTTGGTGGAGCAGTTAATTCTGCATCTATAATTAGCAACACAAAATATATTACACATGAAAAAAATAGAATTAGATTTTTCAAATGAAATAAAGTCATATCATCTCTGCGACTGCGAAGATGATACTTTAGGATTACCTATAACTGAAGAAATTTGGGCTTCTGAAAAAAATAAAGGTAAGAAGTTAAATAAACCTTTCAGAACTTCAGGAGGTCCTAAAAAGTTTTCTGTTTACGTTAAAAATGAAAAGGGTAATATAGTTAAAGTAAATTTCGGAGACCCAAATATGGAGATAAAAAGAGATGACCCTAAAAGAAGAAAATCTTTTAGAGCTAGGCATAACTGTGCCAATCCAGGTCCGAAAACAAAAGCTAGATACTGGTCTTGCAAACAATGGCGTGCTGGCACAAAAGTACAAGGATCTGATGTCGAAATAACAGAACAAGAAAAGGAATACATTATCTTAGATGAATTAGATGAAACTCAAGCAAAACCTGGGCTTTGGGAGAATATAAGAAATAAGAAAAAAAGAATGGGCAAGAATTATAAACCTGCAAAACCAGGAGATAAAGATTACCCAGATCCAAAATCTTTAAAGAAAGCTCAAAAATCTTCTAAGAAGAAAAAAGAATCTAAGGCAGAATTAACAAAAGAACAAAAAACTCTTCCTCCTGCCTTGCAAAAGAAAATTCTTCAAAAAAAGGGGAAAAGTCCCAAAAATGAAGATAAAGATAAAAAAGAAGATAAGAAAGAATCTAAAGCCGAACACGGACAAGAAGAAGGAGAAAAGTTTAAGCCCCATACCATGTATGATAAACAGGGAAAAGCTTATCAAGCTAAAACATATTCCGATCACTTGAAGTATAAAAAGATGGGGTATACTAGCGAAAAAACCTAAGTAAAAAATATATCATTTTAGGTTGCATATTTTTTGTTATCCACTTATTAATATATAATGGATAATAATGAAAACAAAACAGATTCTGAATGGAAAAAACGAGAACTAGGGGTTCTTTGGAAGAAAGATGGAAAATCTCAGAAATTTTATTCTGGATTTTTTAAGATTAACAAAGGGCAAGAGGGAGAAAAAGAAATTCCTATTGTTATTTTTCTTAATAAATTAAAACAAAACCCTAAAGCTCCTGATCTGATTATCTATGAGTCAAAAGACAGAGGTGTAAATACAGATCATGATCAAATTCCAGATAGTTTTTTAGAATAATTTTAAAAAATTTTAAAAAAACCTTGACGTATCTTGTTTTTTATGCGACAATGCAAGCATGAAAACAAAAAAACCCACAGTAAATAAAGATGGAGGCTTAAGAAAAAAGGGAAGCGGAAGAAAGAAAGGTTCTAATTCTTTTGTCAAAATTCCCTTTTCTAGCTTAAAAGATTATATAAGCGAGAAGACTCCAATCGTAGTTAGTAGAGTATGGCTTGAAGGTCTTGGCTTAATTCAAGATGAAACTTCAGAGCCTATTGCTTTGCCATTGACAAAAGAGGAACCTTCTGTTAAGATTCCTTTTACATTAACAACATTTGAGGAGGAAGAATAATTATGAGCATTCTATTAACGAAAAACAAAGATCCTTTTAATGGATTAGTAGGTCAAAAAAATGTCAAGAAAAAGCTTAACTTTTATCTAAAAGCTTTTAATAAAACTAGAGTCTCCCCTTTTTTAGGTTTCTTTGGAGCTAAAGGTCTTGGCAAAACCGCATTTGCTCAGAAATTTGCAAGAAACTTAAAGAATGAAGATGGTTCTCAAAGAACACTCCTTGAACTTAATTGCTCGGCAATAAAGAATAATGATGACTTTTTTGACCAAATTTTCATTCCATTGATTCTTGATAATGAAATTTCAATTCTTTTTGATGAGGCTCATGAATTACCAAGAGATTTAACTATGGCTCTTTTGACTGTTTTAGATACAACTGACTCTCATATCAGAGAGTTTAATTGGAAAGAAACTAGATATCCTTTTAATTTCAAGAAGCAAACTTTTATGTTTGCTACTACTGAAAGCGATAAATTATTCCCTCCATTAAAGGATAGGCTAACATCTGTTGACTTTGATCCTTATAGTAAAAAAGAATTAGGTGAAATACTTTCGCTCTCTATAGACTGTGATGTTTCTAAAGATGTCCTTTCTCAATTAAGTTCTGTAGTTAGGGGTAATGCTAGGAATGCAAAGTTAAGATCAAAAGATATTAATCTTTATGCAGCTTCAGAAAATGTAGATGTTTTTGATATCAATCATTATAATAAATTTTGCGATACTCTTGGGGTACTTCCTTTTGGAATTACTTGCACTGAAAGGCAAATATTAGAAGTGCTTATGGAATCTGGATCTTGTACTTTATCTATGCTTGGAGCAAAGACAGGCTTGAGTACTACCTCATTAAGGAGTGATCATGAAAAATATCTCTTAAAGCAAAATCTAATGGAGATAGATGTTAAGAGGAAAATTACCGCCAAAGGCAGGAAGCTTGCTAAATCTTTATCTTTTTAATAATGCCCTATCAACATAAATATGACAAAAGAGGTTCTGCAAAAATAGGAAACGAAGCAGAGAGAAAATTTATAGGTATTGCATCAAAAAGAGGGTTTCATTGCGATCTTTCTAGCGAGTATGAAAATAAAGTTTTAGGCATTGATATTTGGATAACAAAAAAAGGTAAAAGAAAAGGTGTCGATGTTAAAGCTCAAAAAAAAGAAAGTGCAAAAGATAAAAACCCAAGTGAAGAATGGACTTGGATCGAATATAAAAATGAATATGGTTATGATGGTTGGCTTTTAAAACAAGCAGACTACATAGCATTCGAAAAAAAAGATTATTTTTTAGTAGTGGACAGAATATCTTTATACGAACTTTGCGAAAAATTAATAGATAAAAATAAGGAGTATGCAAAAAGAGCGGTTAATGCTAAATATATATTTTATAATAGGCGAGATGAAGAATTAATGTCGCAGATAAAAACATCTGATATATTAAAAATTAAAAGAAAGTCCATTTGGCAAAAATCTAAATAATTGTGTAATATACTTAATTGTGGATTTCGATGAACAAACAGATGCATTTAGATTTGACCTAGATTCCCTTTGTGATAGATACATTGAAGAGTTTGATATAAACATTTTTACCGAAATTGGAGCTTTACAAGAGAAAAAACTTGAATTTTTTAAAAACATTCGTATTATAAACGATAAGATAAATGAACTTGTTGGAGAAGATATTGAATTTGAAGTCGATGAAGACTTTTTTGAAGATTGATTTTTAAAATCTTTTAATCATACATATAACATATGAATACAAAAACATACATGACGGCACTGCTGTGTCTAATTTTTAACGTCGCATCTGCTACAGCGGGATCTATTTCCGTAGGCTATGCATCTGACTATTTCAGGAGGGGGGCTGTTCTCTCATCTGAAGCTGTTCAGTCTTCCCTATCTCTCGATTCAGATATCGGTGGATTCAATGCTTCTGTAGGGGCATCCACTAATCAATCGACATCGGGAGGTTCTGATGCATATGTCATCGAGCTTGGAGGCTCAAAGCAATTAGCTGACCTTCTTGATGTCTACATTGGATTGGAGCATTTTGAAGAAGTCGCAGGAGATGCATATCTTGATGCTAGGCTATCTCTCAGCTTCGATACAGTCCTTTCTCCATCCGTAACTCTTTACAGAAATACTAGTGAGAATCTGTACACATTTGAACTTTCTGGAAAGCATAAGCTTGAAACAGAAGTTGCTAATCTATGTGTTCATGGTCTTTATGGCAACACTGATGCTAGTGCATCAGTAAATGAAGATTATTACGGAGTAGGTGTTATTGCATCTAAGTCTGTATCAGATAATGCTGAATTGGGGCTGTCCTATGACTATTTTGATTCTGATCTTATTTCTGATGGAGAATCCATTGTAGGTCTTTCTCTTTCCGTATCCTTCTAATTTTAACATAAAAAACATTATGAATGAAGTAGTAAATAAAGTAAAGTGTGCCGTTTGTGGCATTAGCGCCGTACTCCTATCCGTGATTGGATTGCTTGTACTTTCCCAAGTTGTTTTTGGGGCAGAATCAGGCATCGATGTCATCGGAAACCTACAAGGCATAGTAAATGGCTTTGTCGGACCAGGAGCTAGTCTTGCAGGTGTGATTACACTTGTATTGATCGTTTCCCTCTTAGGGAATCAATCTGGCTCTTGTGATGCCTCTAAGAAGAAGTAATTCTTTTTAGATTTTCTTAATTAAAGCCCTCCAGAAATGGGGGGCTTTTTTGTTTGAATTTTAATCAAAGATCGTTATTATATAATATAATGGAAAATACTGATGAATTATACATAGTTTACTTTTCGTTATCAGTAGATAAAAAGGTAGATTATAAAACTATAATAAAATCTTCTTCTATAGAGGATTCTAAATCTACTTTAAGAAGAAAAATTAGTAAAGATTATATGGTATTTGAATTAAGCAATGTTCGCTCTTATTTAATTAATAAAAATAATTATAGAGGTAGAAAATTATCAGACAAACAAATAGATTTATTAAATCGAGTCTCTTACCCTAATACAAAACACAAGCTTTATAAGTTTAAAAAACATAATTGGTTTAAAACTCCTCTCTCAAAATCTAGAAATCACAATGGAACTTTTAAAAAAGGGTTTACTCCTTGGAATAAAAATTTAAAGATAGAGATTGGAAAGCGAGATAAAAAAGGTAAATTTGTAAAAGGTAATAAATCCTTGATCGTCGGGTCTAAAGATAATAATGAAGAGGAAACTTAACAATAAAGCAAGAAAAGACGATATATTAAGATTAAGAGCAGAAGGAAAAAGCTATAATGAAATACAAAGCATCTTAGGGGTTTCAAAATCTGTAATATCTTATCATTGTGGCGAGAATTCTTCTGAGAAAAAAAGAGTAAAAGCTCGAAATACTACATCTCTTCATAGGTTGACTAAAAAAATAAGTGCTTTTAAATCTAGATGCTCTAAAGAAAGCTATGAAACTTTTAGAACTAAAATAAAAACATTTAAAAAACGGAAGTACAGAAATAGAACACATGCTTTTGTTAATAATGTTTCCAAAAATTTTTCAGTTAAAGATGTTATAGAAAAATTCGGCGATAATCCTAAGTGTTATCTTACTGGAAAAAAAATTAATATAAATAAGTCAGAAACATATCATTTGGATCATATCATTCCAACTTCAAAAGGTGGAACTAATGATTTAGATAATCTGGGCATATGTACTAAGCAAGCTAATTATGCAAAAAATGACCTAAGTGTTGAAGAACTTTATATTCTTTGTGAGGCTATTCTAAAATGGAAACATGAACAAGAGTCCAGCAGTTAAGCATTTATTCAAAGATTGTGAGCCATTTTTTGAGAATTTACTATGCGATTATAACAATAAATTTTGCGAATCTTTATTAGTAAAAGGCACTGCCACAAGCTCAGATCATCTAGATGTACTTAAATATGATTCAACTAATCCAATTAAATTTATTCTAAATAAAATTATAGTAAAAAAAATTAACAATTCTTCTCCAATAATTCAAGTTCAATCTTTTTCTGAAAAAAAAATATCTCATATTTTATATATTTACGACTTCAGTGAGCCTTTATATAATTATGGTTCAAGTTTTTATATGTTGCAAAAAAATTTTATTTGGGCAGGGAATCATAAAACAAGATTCTCAATTTGGAAGATGGTTTATTCAGACTTTCTTTCTTTAAATCAATATTGGTTGTAATTTTTTCTTGACATATCGAAAAAAATTTAGTAAAGTGATACCAACAAAAGTTCGAATCCAATTTTAAATCCAAGTTCTAATATAATGAAAGCTCTATCTTTATTCTCAAACGTTGGTTTTGGAGAAATTTATTTAAATAAATTAAATATAGATGTTTCCGTTGCGAACGAATTGCACGAAGATAGATGTAAGATGTATAAAGACTTACATCCTAATACAGAAGTCTTATGTGGGGATATAACAAAATCAGATACAAAAGAAAATATATATAAAAAATGTTCTAATATAGATATAATATTAGCAACCCCACCATGTCAAGGGATGAGTGTAGCTAATGCAAAAAGATCTCAAAATGATCCTAGAAATTCTTTAATAGTTCATGCAATGGATGTTTTTAATGAAATAAAACCAAGTTATATGTTGATAGAAAATGTTGCAGGTATGGCTAATACTTGGATAAATATAGACGGAGAAGTAGTTAATATAATTAAATATATAGAATCTAGATTACCATCGCCTTGGAAGATTAGATGTGATGTCCTTAATGCAAAGGATTACAACACTCCTCAATCAAGAAAAAGGTTTATAGGTTTAATTTCTAAAGATGAAACATGGAATCATCCCCAAAAAATGACCAAAGTTATTACCGTTAAGGATGCTATAGGACATCTACCTTCTTTAGAATCTGGAAGATCAAGTTCAATACCTTGGCATTATGCAAAAAAACATAATCCTCATCATATAATTTGGATGAAGAGTACTCCAACAGGTCAAACTGCATTTAATAATAAAATTCATTACCCTAAAAAAGATGGAAGAAGAATTAAAGGGTTTATGACTACATATAAAAGAATAGATTGGGATAAACCTTCTCCTACTGTCACAATGTGCAATGGAGCTATATCTAGTCAAAATAATGTGCATCCAGGAAAATTACTTACTGATGGAACTTATTCTGATGCAAGAGTGATGTCTGTTGAAGAATTATCTATTTTATGTGGGTTACCTTCTCAATTTTTAAATAAATTTAAAAATAAATATTCAGAAGGGTTTATTAGAAAAGTTTTAGGAGAATGTTTTCCTCCGACCATGTGCTTGGAAATATTAAAACAAATAAGAAATGAAGATTAAAAAAGAATTGAAATACGCAACTTTTGAGTATAACGAAGAAAATAAAGATTTCACAATTAAAATCGCTCCACATGGAGAGAATGAGGGTGGATATTCGACTGGTGGTGGTAGTATAAAATTAAATAAAATTTATGCTTTTGCATTCATGCGTTTTGTTGTTAGAATGGCTCAAAGAAATTGGCTTAGAAAAAGTAAAAAAAATAATCTTGACAAATCAAACAAAAGTATGCTACAATCGGAAGTAGATAGAGGAACTATTAATAAAGATCAATTAGAATTTTTTAACGAATAAAAAATATGGAAAAAATAAAATTAATATTACATGATGATAAATTTGCATCACTAAGCTCTAATGAGGTTGTTTATGCTGGAGATGATAATGAGTTTTTTTATGAAAACACTAATGAGCCTGTGCCATATGGAGAGCCTGTGGGTATAGACGTCCCTGTGTACGATTTTGATCATCTTCAATATGAAGATGATGAAAATGATCAAAGCAGGGATAGAGACAAATGGAGATGGTATGCTAATCAAGAATTTGAAGCTCTTATTAATGATTGGATCAAGCCAAGCAAAATAGATTTTATTTTATTTAAAAATATTTATTGGAAACCTTTAGACAATAAATGACATGAGTTTTTTAAATGCAGTAGCGATTGAATATATTGTAAATAAATTTGCCCCTTATTTGTTAATATTTATATTATTATTTACTAACTTTAGCCTTGTTGATTATGAACCTTGGGTTATATCTTGTTTAGTATTTTTTATAGATAAGTATGCTTTTAAAGTAGGCAGGTCTGTTGGTGAATATGAAAATAATGAAAATTTTAGAAGGGAAGTAAATCAAGAATTTGAAGATGAAGAATAACAGTTCTATAAAACAAAAAGCTTTTAGGTCAAAAAAATTTAGTTTTGATCAATATTGGAAGATTCAATATTCATTATTTGAGAATAAAAAAGAAGAGTCAACATATATATCTGTAATAAAAGCTAGATCGTTTGATCTTGCAACAAAAATCTTATTTAAAAAGATAAAAGACGATACTCCTTTCTTAAAAATAAAAAATATAAGAGGCTCTATGTTTCATAAAAACTACCATTTTGACAGGTCAAATGATAGATCTCAAAACATTATTAATATAAAAGATTGGGAGAATATAAGAAATTGTGCTTACCCTAATGAAAATAATTTTTTATTTAGACATTTATTAGTCCGTATGGATGAGTTTGAAATAAAAATAAGGAATGAAAATAAGATTAAAAATTTAAAATGAATACTGTTCAAAAAAATACCGATGAAGAGAAATTTCATCAATATTTATCTGAATTCCAACCAGATTTAAAAAAACTGATAGGATCTAAAAGAAAAGATTTTCATGCTATGTCTATTGAAGAAATTCTTAGCGATTTTAATTATAATGCAATTAAGGGTAAAGAAAAAATTATCAACTACAGAGATGATAAATTTACTGAATTTAATTTTGAAACTTTTAAATATGTTATTTGTTGTTTTTTAAAAAAATCAATATCATGGTATCATTGTAAGGCAAGAGATGATAAATTTAAATCTAGAAGGTTAGATTTTGAGCATAATACTGAAGATGGAAAAATAACATCTTTTGAACTTGCTTGTGAAACTCTTGGTTGTGAGGATTTAGATAATTTTGACGATTCTTATAAATATAAATATTTAATGAAATTAATGAAGGATTATAGTAATTGGCTAACTTCAAATGAAATTCAAATTATGTCTTTATTATCCCAAGGGTACAAGCAAATAGATATGGTTGATGTTCTTGGATGTACTCATCAAGCTATTTCTTTTAATATGATAAAGTTAAAAGAAAAAATTAGCTGTAGGTTTAAATTTGACTTTTTCAAAGATGAGAGTTGGGGAAAAATCTCCATAGGCAAGCAGTCAATTGAAGATTTATTTAAAAAAGAGTGTCGCTAATGCTTACAGACGAAGATTTAGAATTTATACAACCTAGAATAAGAAAATATGTATATGGTGTGGTTTATGATCACAAAAATGCTGAAGATATAGTTCAAAATGTTAATTTGATATTAATAAAAAAAAGAAATGAATATGATAATTCAAAATCGTTTTCAGGTTGGGCTATGACAATTACTAGATTTCAAATAAAAAGATATTTAACTGAGAGAAAGAGATGGAATAATAAATTTATAAATTTTCAACACAAAGATTTCCCCGCCATTGAAGACCCTTTTCATTATCTAATTCAAGATGAAAAAATAAAATTAGATCTAGAAATACAAAATTATCTATCAAATAAGCAGTATAAAATATATAAAATGTTGAGAGAAGGCTTTAGTGTAAAAGAAATTTCAAAAGAATTATCCATAAAGCCAACTAACACTTCAAGGTTAAAGAGTTCAATGATCAAGAGAATGAAATTATTTTTTAAAGACAAAAATGAAAAAATCAAAGAGTATTCAAAAAATTTTTAGAAACAAAGTATTTAATGTAGATCAATATTGGAATATAAATTATACTGAGCATTATTTTGATGGTTCAGAAAAAGATTTCAAAACATTTATAAGAGCTAAATCTTATGATTTTGCAAAATTAATTTTGATAAAAAAACTAAAAGAAGAAGGTTTAGTAAAAAAAATAAAATCCGTTCATGGTTTTATGTTTCATGGAAATTATAAACTACATATGAATAGAAGGCTAACATTTGAAAATTGGGATCAAATAAAAAAAGCTTCATTCCCTAATTATAATAATGTTCTTTTTAAAAAAGAAATGCCAAGAGATGAAGGAAAATCGAATAGGTTTAATTATACAAACTATGAATTATTGTCTACTATTGGTTTTAAAAAAGGTAAAGATAATTGGTCTCATATAAATAGAAAGGGTATATATTTACCCATCGAAGAAAGAAAAGGCATGATATATAAGGGCAAATGGATTAAATGGGATAAGGAAGAGATGGAAAAGACTAAACAACAAATAATAGAAGCTTTTAAACTTTTAAAAAATAATAGAAAGAAAACTGCTGAATATCTAAAAGTTGGTAGAAATACTCTTTATAAAATGATGACTAGGATAGAGCCTTTAGATTGGTGGAATAAAGAATACCCTTATGTTCGCATTCCTCCGCCTAGAGTGTCAAAGCAACAAAGATCGTCTACTCAAAAAAAAGTGATGAAAAAAAGAATGAGCGAGGGGGAAATCCCTTTTAGTTTTATGACAGAAGAAGACCATAAAATAAGAATTGAAAATATCAAAAAAGCTAAAAAAGAAAAAAGAAAAAAATTTTATAGTGAAATAATACCTAAAATAAAAGAAACTTTGCCAAAATTTAAAAACAGCAGAAAAAAAACCGCTGAATTCTTAGGTTTAAAACAATCTCATTTTGATAAAATTTTAGTTAGATCTAAAAAGATATATAATATAAATTGGAGCAATGAATTCCCAACAAAATACAGCAGAACACAAAAAAATAAAAAAGTTTGACTACTATTTAATTGATTTCCAACAGGATTTGGTAAAAATAATTGGAAAATATAAAAGTAATAGTCATCCACTAAGTAGCGATGAACTCTTGTCGGAAGTAAATCTTTATTTAGTAAAAAATAAACAAAAAATATTTGATTATGTTGAATCTCAAGGTAAAGAATTTGATCTTGAATCATTCAAGCATACCTCTTTTATATATTGTAGGAATCTAATCAAATGGATTTACTCTAGAGAAACAGATGGAAAAAAGAAATCTGGAAAATGGAATGCGAATAGAGTAGATAAAATTTATTATACAGATGAGGGAGAGAAAAGCACTTTAGATATTTTCCTTGAGTCACATGGAGTTGAGGCTGAAGTAGAAAATATAAATATTGGCGACAAATATAAGTACATTTTAAATGAAATAAAATCAAGACTAACTAATAATGAATGTAAAATATTTACAAGTTTACAGTCAGGAAAAAAACAAAAAGATATAGCCGAAGATCTCGGAGTAACTAGACAAGCTATTGATATAACTTACCAGAAGATAGTGCAAAAAGTAAAATCCATAGGGGTATTAAAAGAAGGTATTTCTAGTAAAGTTTTAAATGATGAAGTTTTTGAAAAAGTTACAGAAGGAAATAATGCTATAAATGATTTTTTTGAACACAACGATCATGTTTACTTTAATGATGTAGATAAAAAAGTTTTATCTTCTATTTTACTAAAAAACCCTAATACCTATACAGGAGAGTATATAAGTAAGAATTTTTTAAATGGTAAATATTCCGAATATCAAATAATTAATCAATCTAGATGGCTTAAATTAGGCTTTCTTTTAAAAAAGAAAAAACAAATATATATAAAAACTTTTTCGGATGAAGAAGAATCTCAACTTATAAAACTTTCTACAAGCGGTTGCCCTGGAGAAGAAATCTCTAAAAAACTAGGCAAGCCAATTAGTTCTATTAGAGCTAAAGAAACTCACCTTTACAAAACAGGAGTCTTGCTTGAAACATCTAAAATGAGGATAAAAAGAATGAAGCTTTTGAGGAGGGTTTTTAAAAGTAAATTATTTGATTGTATTAGAGTAAAGCATAATGTTACAGAATGTCAAAAGAAAAGAATAGTTGAGTATTTTAATATAGGCTATGAAATAATTAAACTTAATAAAAAAAATCAAAATTCAGATACAATTAAAGAAATATTATCAAGTAAATTTAATTATTTAGTATCTAATGTTCTAATCGAAGGTTTTATAAATAATGATTATATGAATTTTATTTCTGAAGAATTAAAACTTCCTATTTATGTTATTCATGGTCACAGAACCACCTTTGTTAGAAAAGGGTTGATTCCTAAATACCAACAAATAAAAGAAAAACCATATAAAAACTATGAATATTCTTATATACTTAAAGCATTAAGGTCGGGATATAAATATGAGGAAATATCTAAACATATTAATTTAAATAAGTCTTCTGTTCGTTCTATATTAATTAATTTAGTAAGAAAAAAAACTATTTCAAAAAATGATTTTAAAAGTTTTTTCGAAAGTGTTAATATTGAAAAATAAAAATTGTGTATTAATATAGTATAGATCTTTGAAATTTTATGGGGATGTACAGGATTCGACTAAAATTGAATTCTTGCATTGCAAGTCGGAGGTGTACTTGGCTTCGTTAAAAAAGTGCAAACTCTTACATGGCAACAAGTCACGTATTAAAGCTTACTCGCCTCAGAGCGAGTCGCTTGCCCTAGCAGCGTAAGTCTGCTACCTCTTGCCTTTTGACGCAGATATAAAGGACAAGGGGTAATTTATCTGCAAAACAGAAAAGGTTTACCTGTTAATAAACTGTATCGCTGAGTATTCGGAGACCTCATTTTGAGTGAATAATTGTAATAGGGAGTTGGATGTCAATATCATAACTTTAAAAAAAATTGACTAAACTTGTAGATATGCTTGCTTGAAGATTATTAGGACGCGGGTTCAATTCCCGCCATCTCCACCATTTTTATACTTGACTTTTTTTATAATTTTTGTTATATTTATAAATGAAATTATCTATCGAGCAAAAAAGATATTTTATGAAATGTATAGAAGAAATGCACGAACTTTCTCTAGAACTAATTCATGCAATAAATAAACCCAATAAAGAAAATCTAGAAAAAATATGTAAAGAAATAAAAGATGTTGAAAAATATTTAAATTTTTTAAAAAAAGAATGTAGTAATAGAAATGAATGAATATAGAATAGAATATAATATTGGAGTAGATCATGCTGAAATAAATAGCCATCACTACTACATGGCTGACAGCCCAATACAAGCCTTAGCCTTTCATTGTAAAATGGCAAAGATAAAAAACATTAAGATGCAAAATATTTCTGTTGAAAGATATTGCAAATATTCTAAAAAATGGATTGATGAAAGTAAAGTCTTAGAAAGAGAAAGTTCTCTAAATGATGTTTAAAATGTAACTATTAAAGTTATTATATTAAATATTGAACTTATACAACATATCAAAACATCCAAATTCTCCAAATAGAGTTTATGGAGTTATAGAAATACCTAAAGATACTAATGTCAAATATGAATATCGCCCCGATTTAGAGGCTTTTATTTATGACAGAAGTTTAATTAGCGCTATGGTATACCCATCTAGTTATGGGTTTATTCCAAGCACAAAAGCTGAAGACGGAGATGCTTTAGATTTATTGGTGTACAATAACACTCCAATAGATAGGGGTACTATTGTTGAATGTAGAGTCATTGGTGTCTTAGATATGGAGGATGATGGAGAAAAAGATTGGAAAATTCTTGGAACTCCAATATCTCATGTTAGAGAATATAAAGGATTGTCTGATATTGATCCTCAATTTTTGAAAATATGTCAAAATTTCTTTTCTCATTATAAAGACTTAAATAATAAAGTAGTTGAAGTTAAAGATTGGCATGAGGCAGATTTTGCTAGAAAAATAGTAGAAGAAAATTATAATAAATTTTAATATCATGATAAGTAAAGAATATTACGAGTTTTATTTAACTAAACATCAAAATCCTAAATGTAGATTATTGCACTTTATAGGTCAGCTTTTTACACTTGGATTTGCGTTTTATGTTTTTTACGAATGGCATTGGTATTTAATTCCCTTGATCCCTTTTGTTGTTTATCCTTTTGCTTGGTCGGGACATCGTATTTTTGAAAAAAACAAACCTCTAGCATTAGAAGGAGTAAAAGACGGAGGCAAAACCACACTAAAAGCTAAAGCTTGTGATTGGTTAATGTTTTTTGATGTATTAAGAGGCAAACTATCTATTTGGTAATGAATAAAGATACAAAATATACATTGGAATTAATTAGAAAAGACAAGCAAATATCAGAACTTTATGTTTTGATTGATACATTACAAACTAATTTACGAAGTGCAGTTTCTCAAATAAAAGAAGAAGATAGGGGGAAAATCACAGGAGTTCAAAGCTATAAGTGGTGCATAAACTGGAGACAAGGAGACGAAAAATAATGGAGGCTATAATTGTTATTGGATTACTATCTATATTATATTTTTTTTGCATTAGAGAGTCATACAAGTGGAATAAATAATGGATCACAATCATTTACTTGTCAATGCTACTTTTGAAAAAACTCCTTTCACAAATATAGATTTTACTAAATCTTGGATAAGACAATTAGTAAAAGAAATAAATATGGAGATTTTATATGCTCCTAGAGCTGTAAGATGCGACAAAAAAGACAATGAAGGAATAAGTGCTTTTTGTCTTATAACTACAAGTCATATTAGTCTGCACTCTTGGGAAGAATCCAATCCTAATTTAGTTCAACTTGATATTTATAGTTGTAAATACTTCGATAAAGATGTGGTGCTTAAATATATATCTAATTTAAAACCAAAATCATTAGGTTATAAATTTTTAGATAGATCTAATTTTGACAATGAAGATTTACTTTAAACATTATTGCGGTGCAATAACTGAATATGATTATTTATTTTTTGATTGCATGGCTAAAGTTGGCTCATATGAAGAAGAGATAGCCCTGCAAGGAGGTTGGTTGCCCGATGACTATACAGAACCTAAAAAAATGTCAAATAGCTTTGAAGAAGATAAATCTGATTGGTATCAAGCTAGACAAACAAGAATTGATTTAAGTTTATTTAAAGATACTAGAAGAACAAGGAAAGCTAGAAAAAAATGTAAAGACGTTGCTACAGAGATTGTTCGTGCTGATGACATTAATTTAAATACTTTAACTTCTATATTTGATAAATATACTAAATATAGAGGCTTTAAAAGTTGGGACTTAGAACCTTTAATTAAAAGAGAGAAATATAAAAAATATTTTATTCTTTATTATGTAAATGGCAGTCCTATTGCATTTACTTTCTTGAGAGATGTCGGCTCAAATAGTGTTTTTTCTACTCAATTTGCATGGGATTATGAGAATCCAAAATTATATCTTGGCAAATATGCTAATTTAGCAGAGATAGATTATTGCATTGATCAAAAAAAAGATTATATGTATTTAGGTTTTGGTTACGAAAAATCTTGTATCTATAAATCAGATTACGAGGGATTTGAGTTTTGGAATGGCGACGTGTGGTCTAATGATATAGAACATTATAAGTTTTTATGCGAGAGAGATTCTAAAATAGAAAAGACAAAAGACCTTGATAAGATAAAAAGATATGATGATGAGCATTTTTTTAGATGAGTGAAAAAGAATTGCCCGATAATTATGTCCCAAACGCTTATGCCTTACCTTATGCAAGTAATTTATCTGCACCTGTAATTAAACCCGACCATAGTCTTGGTGGATGGAAAGTTGGTGCAGTACATTCTGCAAACAAACACTACGAAGAAAGATTTAATAAATTAAAAAAAGAATTAGAAGAATTAGCTGAAGATGTTAAATGGAACGAAATAATATTTAATGCAGAGATGAGAATGAAACCTGTTATTGGGCAAATATATCATTTATATAAAAAAGATAATGGAAGATATTTTATGAGTTTATTTGCTCCTAATGAATGCTCTTGGGGAGAAAAACATCAAGGTACTTTTAGATTAAATTATGATAATCGTTGGGAAATAATTAAAAGTGATTAAAGGTTATATAGATTATATATCTTTAAAAAGAGATGAGCTTGGCGGTCATGCAATTTGTCCATTCGCTAAAAGTTTTTTAGATAAAATAGAAATAATAGAATCTAAAGATTTTTGGGTTGATGCTATTAAGTGCATGGATAATAAAAAACATCCAATGCTATATCTCATATATGGAAATAAAGACAAATACGATACTGAATGGCTTCAATGGTTTTGCGACACACACGAACAATATTCAAAAGACAAAGACTTATGGCTTATATGGGATCACCCCAATCAAATAAATAAAATAAACGGAGTGGAGACAAATAATAAAGAGTATGCTATATTATTGATACAAAAATTAAGTGAATTAAATAAATATTCAGACAAGTTGCATAAAACAAATTATTACAACTTTTGGGACAAAAAATATTATAAACAAATAGTAGATTCAAGACGATGAAAAAACTTTGGTTAATTTGGGCTAGAACCCTAGATCATAGAGTTGGAAAGACGGATGAAGATCAACCCGATATTCCCATTCTTTCCTTGAGTGAAGCTAGAGTTAGCTTAATCCTAAGAACGATTATAGTCGTTGTAAATATAACAACTTGTTTCTTTATAATGGCAAATATAGTTAAAAATTGGTAATAAGCCAAAAAGAAAATAAAACTTTTGTCTTGACTTTATTTGCTCCTTATGAGAAGGTAGGGGGATATGAAAAATACTATTTTAGGACTTACCTGCATTAGCGAAGAGCTAAAAGAAAAAGATAAAGCTAAATATTCTTTTAGAACAATGACTCGCAGAAGATTCAATGATATTTGTGTAAAAGATAGTAAAGATGAAGCTATCGAACAATTATCAGAAAAGATTTTGCATAATGCTCTCACTACTCGTTACATTATTCGTCATTGCGCTCAAAATAACATCTTACATTATCGTCTTAGCTCCGCTCTGTTTCCTCTTATTACTGATGATGCTACGAACGTTTCTCTTGAGGATTTGCCAAATAAATTAGAAATACAAGAAGAATTAAAATTCGCAGGTAAGATAGCAAAAGATTTCGGTATATCCATTGGCTCTCATCCCGATCAATTTAATGTTCTTGCGTCTAAAAACTTAGATGCAATAGATAGAACTATAAAAGAATTAAATTTTCAAGCTAGTGTTCTTGATATGTTAGGTCTTCCTCAAGATCATACTGCACCAATGAATATTCACATTAATGCTCCTTTGCCTAGAGCAGAACATGAGGATGTTAAGGAGGGTGTTGACCCCGAATCTTTTTTAAATTATCAGATTTCTGAAGTCGCAGAGTGTTTTTATGACAACTTAATGAAATGTGATAGTGGGGTTTATAATAGATTAACAATAGAAAATGAAGATCGTGGATCATGGAATGTTGACAATATAATTAAGTTTAGCGATTACATTTTTCAACAATTTAAATTCAACTTACCTGTTTGTTATGACAATCTTCATGATATTTGCAATCCTTCTGAAGTTTTAGACATACAATGGCAAGCAGAGAGATGTGCTTATACTTGGGTAAATCAAAATAGTGAAGGTAGAATTTTAGAAGAAGGTGATTTTATTGCCCCTGTCTTTCATTGGTCTGAAGGTTGCCCCGATAAACCTCGCGCTCATGCTGAATACTTTTCGTATAGATATTCACCTCCAATTATTGCCATCAATCCCGATCAAGAGGCTAAATGGGAATGTGAAGTTAAAGGTAAAGATAAAGCCATAAGATTACTAAGAGAAAATTTAATAGGAAAAACAATTAAAAAACCTTGACACATTTTTATTTTTGTGTTAGAGTGTCTTTATTATGGATAGATTTGATTTAGAAGAAGCTATAAGTGATGTGTTTACTAACAATGAAGAGTTAGAGACTCTATTGTATAGAATAGGAGATTCTCCTGTTTCACCAACAGAAGACGAGATACTCAATATCCTTATCGGCATTATAGCTTTAAATAAAGTTAGATATGAAAAACTATGGAATACTTTTGAGACACTTTTAGCAAATGGAACAATTTCAAATAAAGAAGGAAAGGTAAACAATGATTAGCACAATAGAAACTTGGAAAGCACCCGAAAAAGTTCAGTTAGCAATAATTGATCTAGCATTAGCTCATATCAAAAAAGTTATATCAAATCCCGAAGTTAAAACTGAAGGAGATAACTTTGATTATTGGCATAGCTATGACTTGGGAGATGGTAATTATGTAGATTACAATATTCATTGTGGAGACGAGTGGTGCGTAGTCAAGCAAGATGGTTCGGGAGAGTATGAATATACTGACCCTAGCACATGGTCTTGGGATGTAGCTTGCTATGCAGTTAATCCACCAACTCAAGAAAATAAGTATCATCAAATAGATACAGATAGAGAGCAATATTTATTTAGTTATAATAAGAGTTACGGCAATTTTGAGGTAGAATTTGAGCTTGACAAATAATTTATATTTTAGTAAAGTATTTATATTATGAGTGGAGAAGGACACACAACAAGTTTCAAAAGAACGACACAGACTACCAAGTCTAACAAACAACTCTTAGAGGAGTTTAAAAGTTTAGCTTATTCTAGCAAAAAGGTTATGTCTCATATGAAATGGTACGGCAAAGAACATAGTGTTGAACTTGTAGAGCATGGAGATGAAGAGCAACCAAAGTGGAGACAAGAAAGCGTTGCAATTAAAGATACTTTTGAATTTTATATTAGCACTTATGAATCTTGGGGCAAAGATTCAAACTATTACGAATGCCATAAAACAGAGGGAAGTTTCGTTTCTCTTGCTAGGGAATTCGCACATAATAATAAATTAATGTATTTCCCCGATGGTTTTCCTGCTGAATGGATTGAGCAAGAAATAATTGATGGAGAAAAAAATTGGAATCATTTTATTGTAAAACCCGATGATAAAAACATTGACAGAATTTGCGAAGTTTGGTATGATTATGGAATACAAAAGTTAAAAGATGATTCTAAAGAACTTTGGTATCAAGTTAAAGATAAAATTAAACAATTAATGGAGAATAGATATGAATGTGAATGCACAAGATAGTAAAATGTACAATATTGTACCTAGCAACGATCAAGGAGAAGATTTTGAAATGACTAACCACTTTGCTTGGCTTAAAGTCGGAGACTACTCTCTTCAGATCGTAAACGATGCTGACGAATTAAGAGTCAGAGTTTATCCTTACGGAGATGAGCTTGAAGAAATTGATGCCATGTATATTGCTAAATAAGCAATACTATTGCCAAGATGAGCTTTATATCTTACATTGCAGTTGATTGGGATAAAGCAAACCCAATTTTACCACAAAGACCAATTTTAATGACGAAGACAGAAGCATTTAAATTAAATAAACAATTACTCTTGAATGGCGAAAAGAAAAGATATATCAGAGAAGAACTAGGTTTAAGTTTAAACAATACAAATAAAAAATAATATGAGCGTAAAAGATAGTCATTTAACAATTAGAGAAGATTTAGTCGAAGAGGGGTTGTCTGTACCTGTTTGGTTTCTTGATTACAAAGAAGATATTCATGTAGAAGATAGTCCTACATTGAATATTGATTGTGATTACTCTACCGATGGAGAAGAATTAAATCCTTGGGGTGCAAATATCATAGTAAAAATCACCGACCCTAATCAAGTTGATAAATATGGTAATCCTTGGAAAGATAGATTGGCTTTTGCTACGTCAGTAGATTTTGATTGGAACTAGAAAGCGGTTGATAAAAATATATATAAATATGAATATACATGATTACAGAAAAGAAAATTTCGGAATGAACGATTTTATGCACCACTTAAAGGGATTGGTTGCTCAAGTTGGTTATGATGTTAATAGTATGACTAGCTCAGATTTCAATCCTAACGATTGCACTTCTTTTGTTGAGTTACAAGAATTTTTAGGAATAGATGATGATTGGTTTGATAATCACTCTTTCGATCCTTATTTGGGAATTTGGTCAAAAAATATAAAAAAAAAATAATCATGGGATACGATTTAACAAACGAAAATAATAAATATTTTAGATGGAATATGTGGGGTTGGGCAGAAGTTATTAATTTAGCTTTAGCTTACGATTGGAAACCACAAGGAACTCAAATAGATAAAGGTAGATTTGAAAACTATAAAGACTATGAAGAATTTCAAAAAAATCATGGGGGAAGATATTTTGGAAATAATGGTCAAAAAGTTATTGCTGAAGATGCAAAAGCCTTTAGCGATGCCTTAGAGTCTTCCCTAGACGATATACCCGATGAGAGAGTAGAAGAAAGGGAGACAATACCCATTGATGATAAATTTCTTAAAGAGAGAGCAAAGATTTGGAATCAAGAGCAATCCGCTCTAGTTACTAGATTTTCGGGAGAATCTAACAAAAGTTATCTCAAAGAGTTTATTGAATTTTTAAGAGATGGAGCATTTTATATATATTAAATTATGAAAATATTAGGACAAAACAAAAAAGGAACAAAAATACTTTTAAATAAAGAAGAGGCTATAATGGTTTTCACTAAAGATGGAGTGAGAGTATCCGCGCCTCAAACTTTACTAAATAGAAATCTTTCTGAAGAAGAGGCTTTTGAATATGTTGAAAAAAATAATCCCACATTAAATATCTTTATGGAGTTAATGAGTTATTTAGATGAAAAACATGGGGGTAACATTAAGTAATGTGGAATTATAGAATAATTAAAAACAAAGATGATTCTTATGGGCTATATGAAGTAATATATAATGATGATGGGAAAATTTCAGCACACTCTGAAAACTCTGAAATCATAGGTGAAAGCCCCGAAGATATATTGCAAACATTAAGATTAATGCTTGACGATGCAAACAAATCTTATTATAATGTTTTAAACTATGAAGAAATAAAATTTGCTCCGCTTTATAATGAGAATGAAAAATCTGAAGCAATAACCCTAGATGAACTATATGGAAATGAAGGAGAAATCAAAGAAGAAAGTTAAACAAGTAAAATCTAAACCAAAAAATCAGAATGGTAAAGGAGATTCTCCTAGAAATATATCAGAAAATTTTAAAAAAAATTACGAACAAATAAATTGGAAAAAAAAATGAAAATATTAATTGAAATAGATGATGAAACTCATAGTGTTGAAAGTAATAATCCAAATAGCAAAGACCTATATCACATGATTTTGTATTTTAAAGGTCTACTTATGGGCATAGGACACTCTGAAGAAAAAATAGATGGTTGCCTTAAAGGAGCATTGGAAACTCGCTTAATTCACAACTCTAAGTAAATGAAAATAACAATAACTAATTATGGTAAGACTTTTAGCGTCGAAACTGATGAGGATGTAGATGTAGAAAGTTTGGCAGATATGTTCAAGGGTCTAATGGTAAGCATGGGGTATCATCCAAGCAATGTAGATGAATTAATTAATTCAGAATATAAGTGGTTTACCCAAGAAGAAATAAATGATAATAGACAAGGTCATTTAAAACAAACAGAGCAAAAAATGGTTGACAAAAAGGTGGAAGATTGGCAAAATGATTTGTATAAAATAGACGAAGGAGATATGTTTGACTAATGATACAAATAGAAGATTCAAATAATGAAAAATACTATATTAATCCTAAAAATGTAGTTTATATTAAAGAACGTGTTGATCCTGTTAAGAAGAAAGAAAAATGGTGGAAGGTTACTTTTGTAAATGGAGAACAACTTCATACAAAAAATGAGGCGGGTATACTTTCAATAATTCATAAAATTAAAAGATAAATTTGAAATCACTTTTAAGCAGATTACTTTATTTATTGGGGCATTTAGTTAGTGTATTTTTGTATTGCGACTACCTTGCATTCCTTTATCCTGTTTATAAAAAGTTAATGATTTGGAGTTCTGATCTTGACAAAGATGGGAAAGTATGGGATACTACGAATAAATGATTAATTGGATTAAAGTTGAAGACAAAACTCCCGAAGAGGGAAAGAGATTGCTTTACTTCTTTGAAGGCACGGGAGTATGGACAGGTTTTTATTATGGTAGGGATGAAGGCTATCCTAGTTCAAATAACCATGTATTTGGTTGCGAAGCAGGATTCTTAACAGGAGATGTTACTCATTATTGCTATATTGATTACCCCGAAGGTGAAGATGCAGAGTGGAGAGTTGACGCAGATAGAGAATTTTCTGAAGAAACCAAACTTCAAATAAATAAAATGAAAGAACCTATTGATTGGTAAATAATGAAAACTTTACATAATACTAAAAATTGCAAATACAGAAAATTCTTGCATAGAAAACTAAAGCACGGCAAAATAAGTGGTAAGTTTTATAAGTTTATTTGCAGAAATTTTCCTTATCGAGTTACTGCAAGAGAAGTAGTGAATTGTGTTAGTATGGTACTTGATGGAAGAATTACTGAAGACAAAGCTATCTTTACTTTACAAGGAGCAGAAAGCGAACTAAAGTATCAACAAGAGTTATACAAATCAAATATAGAGTGCAGAAAGAGAGCAGGATTGAAACAAATAAATTAAACATTATGAACACTAAATTATACAATATGTTAAAGTCAGATATTGAAGCTAGAAAGTCTAAGGCTTTACTAACCTTACATCTTATGGATGAAAAATCGGTTGGTATAGGAGATCATTCGACTGATGATTTTTATAATAATGCTAAAGATGCTATTTCTGAGCTTGCAACTGCAAATGATGAACTTGAAGCATTAAATAAATATGTTGAAGAAGATGTCTGATAAATTTGATACTCCTCATAATGAGGAGTTGCTTGAATATATTAAAAAATTTATAAATGATTTTAACATTGTTGGAACTAAAGAAGAATTAAAATTAATAAAACAAGAGTTTATTTTTTGCGAAAAAGAATTAATTTTTTGGAAAGAAAGAAATAACCCAAAAAGATATAAAGAGTCTTTAAAAAGTCTTTTATCTTGGTTGCTTCATAAATATGAAAAAGGTTTTTAAAAAAATAAAAAAATTTTATTGACAATTTATGTTTTTTTTAGTAAGGTTACATTATGAATAAAATTAAAGGAGATGCAATAAATGAGTGAAGTAAAAGAATTATGGGATTTGTCATGGTCAGATGGTTTTACCTTGACATTTATATTAATGGCACTTTATACTTATAAAGTTTGGATAGATAATAAATTTAAAAAATGATAAAATATATTAAAAAAATTATTCATCAATATATTCATCGCAAAAAAGTAGATAAGTCTATAAATGATAGCATGATTAAAAACGAAAAAGTTTTAGAATTAATACGTGATGATGCTGATTATGATGGGGTGGGCAATTATGGAAGGTTTCCACCAATGGAAAAAATAGTTAATAAAAGAAAATTGCATGATAATGAGCTTAAAAGATAAAATACATCAAGAAATTATTAGACTTAATGCAAGCCACAATAAAGAAGATAAGAAATTAGTACAAGAGGTTCTAATGCCTATGTTGGATTATATAGAAGAACATAATAAATTAATGAAAGAACTAACTAGGGTTGGTAGTAAACACGGCATATAATATATGAAAATTAAATTAGGAATAAGAGGTAGCACAGATGCAATCAATCATATCATCATTAAATTAGATGATCTTATGCTTGTAACTGCTGACAATTTATTTTTAACAGGAGAAGAAGGTAGAGAAAAAACAGGAAAAAATTTAGTTCAATTATTAGATTCCCTTTCAAAAGATCACGAAATATCTGTTGGTGAAAGTGTAGCTAAAGAAATTGAAAGAGAATTAAATTTAAATGGAGAAATAATCAAATATATATCAGAGTAGCTCAGTCGGTTAGAGCGTTGGAATCATAATCCAAAAGTCGGTAGTTCGATCCTACCCTCTGATACTAAACTTATAAATAAATATGGCGCATGATGAATTTAATAGTGGAGCAAGACATGGATTTAGCATGGCATTACTTGCAGTAAGAGATATTGACAGAAAAATATCAGACCACAAAGGAGAAGATATATACAAGGTAGGTAAATCTAATTTATATAATATTAGAAAAGATTTTCTCCATGAAATATATGAAGCAATAATGAAAGAAAGAGATGGGGAAACTTATGATGAGTGAAATAATGGATGATTATGATGCAGGAAAAGCCTTTGCGCAAAAGAAAGCACTTGAACTTATGGATGAAGTAATAGATGAATACAGAACTCTTGCAAGGGCAGAGAAGATGGATTCGGAGTCTAGTAAAATATCCAAAGCTCAATTAAATGCAGTATTTTTTATGAAGGATTGGGTGCTTAGTGGTGGACATGAAGATGAGGATGGGAATAGGGTATGCCTAGTTTGGTAACAATGATCTGTTTAAATTCAAAAGGATTACCATTACTAGAAGAGCTTAAAAATTTAAGAGCGATTACATTAGAAGATATGAATAAAGAAAAAGATGTTATAAAAGAAATAAGAGAGAATCGAGCCAATCGCTTGGCAGACTTAAAGGAAACTATTGGAGAACACAATCCTAAAGCATTATTTGCCGATGGGCATGATGATGCAATTATGGGATATTCTAGTGATGGTAGAGTTATTTATTCTGTTAATCAGATTGTGGAAACCCTTGTCGAAAGAGATGGTATGACTCCCGATGAATCAATAGAGTTTTTTAATTTTAATATTGAATGTGCTTATTTGGGAGAATACACTCCGATTTATATGTACGAAGAATAAAAAAATATGATAGATTCAGAAACGACAATAAAAGATTTAAATTATTTCAAAAAAGAACTTTCAAATATTATTTTTAATTTACTAGAAGATGATTGGTTTAAAGATTTAAAATTTCACGCACACGATGAGGTTCGTGATTTTAGAGATTCAGTTGAAAAAATTGTAGAAGAATATCTTTATGATGTAGAAATAAGTCCTATATTTAGCATTAAATTATTTAAACATCTTTTATGTAATAGTATTTATGAACAAGTAAGAGATGAAATTGAATATTTATTTGATGAAGAAATTGGAAAAGTGTCAGTTGAAAACGGAAAATGGGTTTTCCCAAAAAAATCATGGACTACTCGTTCTGTTTCAAAAAAAATAGCAATTTTTATTACAAAAGAACATTTAGAAGTTGGTGTCTACTAATTTTTTTTAAAAAAGTTTTAAAAAATTCTTGACAATACTCAAGAAATATGCGAAAGTAAGGGTATGGTAAATAAAATAGAAAAACAAATCGTTTGGTCTAAAGGTAGAAAAAAGACAGAGAGGGCAAAGCAAACATCTTGGTCTAGCTCAAAAGATTGGAGCGGGCTTAGTGGGCTTGAAATTATGGCTTATGACTTTAATGAGTTTGTTGCTTGTACTGCAATTACGAGTCAAGGAAGAAGTAATAATAAGTTTTTTCAGATTCCTGTTGACAAGATTGAAGAGTTCTGTCATGCTTTAATGGATGCTAAAAAAATAATGGAGAGTAAAAATAATGAAGAAGTATAGATTATCAGTAACAGAAGAAATTGGTGGATACATTGTAGTTGAAGCTAAGAATGTAGATGAAGCAGAAGAAATTGCAGAAGAATTACTTGACGAACATGGTTGTGAAGAACTTTTTTACAATCACGACTTAACTAAATATCATGGTGATCACACTCATAGAGATAGAGGAGTTTTTAGTTGCGAGGAAATAAAATGAAAACATTTGAAATAGAAATAGCAAGCACAACTTATCGCACTTATTTTATTGATTCAGAATCGAAAGATGATGCAGTCAGTAGGGCTTTTGATGAAGTTGATGCTGATTGGGAAATAAGTAAAACATGGAAACAAAATGCTGAAGTTAGTTTTGTAGAAGAAAGGGAAAAAGAATCTGGAGAAGATTCAATGGAATTAAAATGAAAGTCTCAGAATTAGAAGTTAAAGAAAGTTTTGATGGTGAATTATATTTTCGCTTGCCCGATGATCTATTAAAGAGATTAGGATGGGAAGTTGGTGATGAATTAGAATTTATCCCACAAGACGAAGCATTTATTATCAGAAAAGTTAAAATTGATTTACGAAAATATGAGAAAATTGAGCTTGACTTTAGTAGTGATGATTTGTTAAAGTATATGATGTTCGCACATGAAAAAAATATTACATTTAATGAACTCTGCGAGGAAGCAGTAAAAGAAAAAATAAAAGAAAATGAATAAAATAGAAGAAGCGCATAAAATAGATAGTTTATTTGAAGTTGAAAGTGGACTAGACACTCGTCTTTTCGAGTTAGCAGGTTATCCTCTTATTGAAGATATTGTAGAAGAAATGTTTCAACTAAAAGAGCAGATGAACAAAAGACTTAATGATAGAGCAAAACTTTTAGGTATAGGTGGAGAGTTTGGTGTTGTTCCGCCCGATACATCTCATTTAAATAATGATGACTTTGGCGCATATATTAGAGGAGAGATTAGTGTTGATGGCAAAAAAATCAAAAACCCATAAAAAAATGAAAGCAACTGACTTCTTAGATGATAAAGAAAAAATGTATGACTTTGACAGGTTGACTAAAGAAGAATTTCTATTTAGTTATTCCTATTTAACTGAAGAAGAATATAATTTAACAAGAATTGCACAAAAAGTCTTGACAGAAAGAAAAAAATAGATTAAGGTACGAACATGAAAGAAATTATAGGAGACGATCACCCAACTTATGAAGACTCTGTAAACATGAGTCTTGCAGAAAAAGCTAAAGCATCTAACTTGACCCTTGAAGATGCTTGCACTTACCTAAATGAAGTCGAACAAAAAATAACTAAAGATAATTTAGAAAGATTGCTATTAGAAAATGCTCAACTTAAACATCGCTTGGCTTGCGTCAAAGATGATATTGAAATTATAGATAGGCATATCAAAAAGAATTGCAATAAAAGGTTTAAAAGACCAAGTCGCAATAAGGATGGTAGTGTCTTTGCTGAAGAAGCATGGCACAACATTACTAATATAGAAATTGCTTGTGATTTATCTGATGAATCAGTTGATGAATGGGGTTCTGATATGGCAGAAGAATATAGACAAAAATTAATGGGAGACGATGACCCTGTTTTTGAAGGTCACTTAAAAAACATGGAAGCTTCGGGCAATTATCTAAATAAATATATAGCAAAAAAATGAACATTGATTACAAATTACTAGAAAAACAAAGGGATCATTTGCTATCAATTTTGTGGCATGATGATAAGGGCGAAGGTGTTCATGGACTACTTGACGAAGAAATGGGTTGGGGTATTGTACATTTACTAGACGAACTATTAGATCAAAATGAAAAATTACGCAGTAGGAATTAAAATATATAATACTTTTTATGTTGAAGCCGAATCAAAAGAAGAAGCCGAACAAAAGGTAAGAGAACTTAGTATTGAATCAACTCTCAGAGATTGCGATTTTAATATTGAGTATGCAGATGAATACGAGGCAGGAGAAGAGTGTTGGAGATTAACAGAAGATGATTTATATGTTAAGGAAGGGGATTATTCAATTCACATTAAAAATAAATTAAATGAATAAAAAAGCTATGGAAGGTTTAAAACAAGAAGAAGAAATTAAAAACGAAATATACGATACAAAGAAGTCTATTAGACATCTCGAAATTGAGTTAGATTATGAAGATTCCCGAAGAGGAAATAATTATAAATACATAAAATCGCTAGAAACACAGATAGATGAGCAATACATTAAATTAGATAGTTTATATGAAATTAACAAAGTATCAGAAAGCTAGATTGCTTGAGCATGAGTGGGACGTCTAAGAGACAGAAGATGGACAAAATTGTGCATGGATTAGAATTGAACCCTCTGATGGGTCGATATTCGGACAAGTTGTCGAAGAATTAGGCTTGACAGACGATGGTGGAGATGTTAAATTATTGATTGTAGGAACACAACAAGGAGAAGATTAAATATGAGAACAACAGAAAGACAAACAAGAGAAGGCGAACCATCAATAGATGACATGAGGCATGATCTCGCTGAAGCAGAGGCAATGAACATGGGTACAAGCGAGATGATAACTATGTTAATAGAGGGATTTGAAGGGTTAGATGATATTGCTGACATTGAAATAAGAGAAGAATGGAATCAACTCTTTGGAAAAAATTAAAAAAATTTTAAAAAATCTTGACATATAAAAATATATTTGCTAAAGTACAATTATGAAATACGTAAGAAAAGTTTGGAATATTGAACCACAAAAAATGTTGGACACTATTATTAGAATAGACAGAGAGAATGGTCTTTCTGCCCCCGATTATGGTGCTTCTTTCTATGTAGGAAAAAGCCTTGAATATATTCGTGAGGTTTATGAACAATACTTAGGTCTTGACTCTTTGAGTGATAATGATTTAATAGAAAACGAATACTATAAATTGGAGATAGCATAATGAAAAAAACATATAGAGTACCATGTTCATGGCAAGTTTATGCCCAAGTAGAAGTTGAAGCGGAATCTTGGGAACAAGCAATTACCAAAGTTGAAAGTAATAGTGTTCCATTACCAACAGACCCTAATTATGTAGATGCTTCTCTTGAAGTTGATATGGAAATAATTGAAGAGGAGATGGAAAATCCAAATACTTTTGATTTGGTAGATTAATTACTTGACATATAAAAATATATTTGCTAAAGTACGATTATGAAAGTCACAGAAGAGTTACAAATAATCATTGATGAAGCAGAAGTCTCTGCTATCGGAGAAAGCACAGATGAAAACAAAAGAGTTTTAGAGGCTTGCAAAAAAGTTCAGAATTGGCTTGACTCCTTTCCCGAATTGTTAGATAGTATAAGTGAATTACATTCACAATCATTAGATAAAACAAAAATAAACAAAATATAAAAAGCGAAAAGTTATGAAAAATTATTTCACAGATGTAAGAGTAGAGCATAAAGGTATTGGGCATTATCCAATTCGTTGGAATCGTTGGAGTCCCGACTCAATTATATTCAAGAGTAATAGATTAGTTAAGAAAGTTATGCCCGAAGATAATATTCTTAGTTATAAAAGTAAAAGTGATCGTAATATCAAAACTTGCGAGAAGTTAGATTGCACAATTATTTCTCAAAGTAACCATAATGGTACATCTCACACATATCGTTCTCAAGACAAATATGGTGCAGTCCATGTCCAATTAAAGAATACAAATGATGAATTTGTTGGAGCAAATGTTGACTTTGTTGATATGAGAGCGGAAATGAATGTTGATAGTTGTGGAAACCAATTAGGTCGTATAGATATTCTTACTTATATAAATAGTATGCACAATCCTCGTAGTCATCATTATTGCCAAAAAACTCAACAATGGGTAAAAGACCCTAATGCAAAACACGCTCCTCTTGAAGAAGGTTATCGCATGGCGTATGGTGGACAAGGTGAAGGAAATATGTTAAGTATGAATGATTGGGATGAGTATCTTGATATATGCAAGGCAATCAAAATGTTTCTATGTGAAGTTATAGTTCCCGCAAAAAAAGGTGAGTTTGATTACGATCAACTAGAAGAATTAATGGTAGCATGAATAGAATAGAAATAAATAAAGAAGATGATCCTCTAGAGGAGACTATATTAAAAGGGATAATTAGTTCTTGCGAAAATATGCTTGACGATCTTGAAGAAGGTGCTAGTATTAATGATAAAGATATGCAAGATATAATTTATGCAGATAATGTTTTACTAGATATTGAGCAAAGATTAGAAAAACAATTAAACCCAACAAATATTAAAGGTGGGCATTACCCTGCAATGACTGATAGAGTCTATTGTGATGATGAGCATGGAAATGTTTTGTGAAATATCATATTGCGCACAAAAAAAATGGAAACGAAAGGTTTATAGTCTTTACATCTAAATTAAAAATGTTAGACTATTTAAATGAGAACAAAAGTAAATTAAACAAACTTGAAAATGTTTATCTTCATTTTAATCAAATTAAAATTTCATTAAGTTCATCATCATGGAGAATAAAAAAATAAAAAAAGATTGACAAACAAAATTAGTTATAGTAAGGTATGGGCATAGTTTAAATTTTATCACAAACAAAGAAAGCGAAAAAAAATGATTATCACAAAAGAAAAAAGTAAAGAAGTAGTACAGAGTCACGATTTTGAATCTGTAAATTGTACAATAGATGCGGAAGACATGAGATATGTTGCATCTCTTCTTCGTAACAACTATTCTAACACTCGTCTTGCAGTTGTTAGAGAGATTACCGCAAATGCACTCGATGCAAATGCAGAAGCAAATGCTTCTCGTTCTATCGAAGTAAAGTTGCCAACCAACATGAATCCAACTTTTGCAGTTCGTGATTTCGGTGGGGGTCTTAGCCAAGAAGATGTGTTTGGTCTTTACTCAAAGTATGGTAAGTCAACCAAGAGAGAGTCAAACAATTATATCGGCGCTTTCGGTATCGGTAAGTTTGCTCCATTGTCTTATGGTGAAAACTTTACTTGTGTCTCTTATCATGGTGGAGTAAAAAAGACTTACAATGTTTTCGTCAATGATGATGACGATACCAAGATTGCAATGATTGGTGAAGCAGAACCAACTAACGAACCAACAGGTTTGTCTATCGAAGTTGCCGTATCTGATTCAGATGTATCAGAGTTTAAAGAAATTGTACAGAAGTTTTTCGAGTTCTTTTCTGATGAAGAAATGCCAAAATTTATTGGTGTTGAAGATGATTTCATTGCTAAGAGAGAAAGAATCTTAGAAAGCGATAATGATGATTGGTTCTTTGTTAAAGAGAATGATAGTTCCAAGTATGGTTACAGACATAGTAGCAATCGTTCCCATGTTCTCATGGGTAGAGTAAAGTATCCTGTTGATACAGATGCTATTAATTTAACTAATTTCGTTCAAGACGAACAACTCAGAGAAATTTGCAGGAATCTTTTACAACAAGATAATTTTTATCTTAGAGTTCCATTGGGTGCAGTAAAGTTGCATCATAGTAGAGAGTCATTGGAGTATAACAAATCCACTCAGAAAACTATTGCAAAGTATTTAGTTGTTGCATCTAAAGGTGTTCAAGAGATTGCCAAGAGAAAACTCGCAGATTCAACTGACTTGTTTGATGCAAAAGCTAATTATGCAAAAGTTGTAAATGCTATGCCGTATAATATGAGAAACATCTTTGAAAGCTCATTTGAATGGAATGGAATTAAAATTAATTCATTTTATTTCCATCGCAAACATGATTACAATGATAGTTTGATTATTACTCAAACTGACAGAGAACACGATAGTGATGCAAGAGATGGGTACAAAGTTCGTTCTTGCAAAG